CTTCCCCTCCCCCTCCCCCAAGCGCCAGCGCCGTCGACGAGGACCCTGGCGCGGCTGAAGCCACCGCGGAATGAGCCACGCGCGCATTTCGGCGTCCTCGCTCGAACGCCTGGCGGTGTGCCCCTGCTCTATCGCCATGCCCCATGCTGCCGAGGCATCCGACGCCGGAGCGCGGGGGACGCGGCTGCACCTCGCGCTGGAGGCCCTTGTCAAAGGGTGGCCTCGGGAAATGGCCGCAGGTCTCGTAGCTACACAAGAGGAGCGAGACGTAGTGGCCACGGTCCGCTGGGAGGACGCGGCGGGCGACCTGGCAGCCCAGTCGCGCCGGCCCGAAGCCCCTTACATGCTCACCTTCCATGCCGATGGGCCTGGGATCCTGCGCGCCGAAAAGTTGCCGGGCGGGCACGGCAGGCGTAGCTATCCCTTCGGCGAGCGCTTTCAGATTGCCGGCACCGTGGACGTCGTCGGATGGACGACCTGGGACAACCGTCTCGTGGTCATCGACTGGAAGACGGGCGGGGACGTGGTCGAGGTGAAGGCCAACGCCCAGCTACGCTTCGCGGCCGTGGCCGCGGCTATGACGGAGCAGCAGGAATTCGGCGATGTAGAAGCTCGCATCGCATACGTGTCCAGCGACGGCCGTGTGCGTGTCGACAAGGCCACGTTCGACCGATACGAGCTACGGGAAGCGGCGGATGACCTGGAGGACATATGCAAGACGGCCACGAGGGCTCACGAAGGGCGCCACCTTCCCCTCTCGTCGATGCAGCTTCGTCCCTCGCCTATCTGTCGCCACTGCCCCGCGCTCCGTAGCTGTCCGGCAATGGTCGGAGCGGCGCGGCACCTGCTCGCGACGGCACCACCAAGCCAAGAGGTGATGGTCGAGAAGCTACGGGCCATGACCTTGCCCGAGCTGACCATGGCGTACCAGAGGAAGGAACTGCTGGCCCATTGGCTCAAGCGGATGGATGGGGCTTTTGAGGCGCTCGCCTCCGTCGAGCCCATTCCTGTCGGCGACGGTTACGAGTTGCGGGCCGAGACGTCGACGAGGAGGTCTCTCCCACTGGCGGCCATTTGCGACCTGGCTCGCTCGAAAGGCGCAACCGACGACGAGATTGAAGCCTTGCGTGTCACGTCGACCACGGCAAGCGTGAGGGTGTGCCGGATGCCTGGCGCGCAGCGCGGTCGGAAACGACCGGAAGCGATTCTGGTGCCCGATGACTGAGCCCAGCCTGGCGCAGGTCATGGCCCAGCTCGACAGGCTCACCGCCCAGATGCGCCGCTTCGAGATATTTATGGAAGTGCGCAACCGTGGGCAACTAGCCCCAGAGGAGGACTACTTCGACGAGACCGTGCGGTTTTGTCCGCGCGACTGGCCCGGTGACAGAGTCCCGAAGGGCGCTCGCCTGAGCCAGTGCTCGCCTGGCTTTCTCCTCTACTACGCCGATGCGCTGGACTCGATGGCGGCGAAGCAGCGATTTTCCGACGAGCGGTGGAACGGGGCTCCGGCCTGGCGAAGCAACGAGCTGGCTGCCCGACGCGCCAGGCGATGGGCCTACCGTCTAGCCAATTCTCTCGAGTCCCTGGAAGACGTCGCCACCCAGGCGTCCCATTGCCATGAAGAAACTTCTCGCCAAGAAGTTGAGCCGTGGGACGAACCCGACTACATGATCATGGCAGACCGTGACCCGCCATGAGGAAGCCGACCATGCAAGTGGATTCGTTTGATATCGACGTGACCGAAACGCTGCTCGAGGTATCGCACATCCCGACGACGCGCCAGCAGGACCGCCAGCCGGCATTTCCCTTCGTGTCCACGGATGCCCAGGCGGCAACCGTGACCGCCGACCAGCCCACCGCCGCCGAGCCGGAATCGGACGCCAGGCAAGAAGCGGAGCCGGCCGCGAAGGTCAATCTGTCGGCCGCGTTCCGTGAATGGGCAGCGGTGTCGGACATGATGGACGACCTACAGGACCAGATGACGGTGCTGGCCGGCCGCAGGAGTGACGTCCTCAAGGCCATCCTGGAGTCGCACGGTAGCGGGCCGTTCAAGTTTCGCGGGATGGAGCTTCTGATCGCGAAGAACAAGAACGGGCTGGGCTACTGTGTGCGCAAGATGGCCAAGAGCCCCACGGTCGTCGACTGAGCTACGATGCGACCATGAGCCTTTCCAATGACGGACTGCGGGTCATGGTCGAGGAAGAGGGCCTGGTGCTGGAGCGATATCGGGACGCTTACGGCTACTGGACGATAGGCTGGGGGCATCGTCTGTCTGCGGACGAGATTGCTTCGATGCCCACCCGTATCACACTGGAGCGGGCCCTCGAACTAAGGCGGAAGGACACGGAGCGGTTCGAGCGGCGCGTGACCGCAACCTTTCTCGCCTACACCAGCAGCGAGTTTGATGCCGGGGTCATCCTCGCCTACAACGTTGGCGAGGCAGCTTTCGCCAGCTCAAAGGTCGCCGTTCGCCATCGGGCAAAGGACCGCGCAGGAGCGGCGGACGCCTTCATGCTATGGAACATGGCGAGGCCATCCTCGGGCGGCCCGCTGCAACAAGACCCCGTCCTGACACGCCGCCGCTGGAGGGAGCGGGCCATCTACCTGCATGGAACCTACGCGGACCCCGGAGTCAAAAGCCTCCAGCGGGAGCTAGCGCGCCTCCAGTTCTACAGCGGCGCCATTGACGGGGTCCTGGGCCCGAAGTCGCTCGATGGCATGAGGTTGGCAAAGCAGGCCATCGACGCAGGGCGCCAGATATTCACGCTGGAGCGCTTGGTTTAGCGTCCTCGGCGGATGCGGTCGGCCGCTTTCGCCGACGCGCTCTCTTGCTCCAAGATTTCCAGGACGTGCCGCGCCTCGGGGTCTCCATCCAAGAGCATCCGTATCGCTCGGACGAGGTCCGGCAACACGCGACCAAGGAACAATAGCGTATCGAGCGCCCGCTGGGCATCGTCGCTCATGGGCACCCCTCCAAGGCGGCAGAGTGTAGCGCGAGGACGGCCTGACGCCCTTCTGTCCCCGGCGTCTCGCTGAGTAGATCCAGGGCGTGGTCGGCGGCGACCCGTGCGGCGCACCACACCGTGGGCTCGTCCGATTGCCGCTCGGCGTCCGCCAGAGCCTTTCGTGCCTTGCTGTACGCAGCAGCGCATCGCTCGGCACGCTTCAGGTCCCAGTCGGAAATGGCCAGGTCTGCACACGCTCTGTCGGCCACTTGCACGCCAAGGGCCGCGCCCTCGAGCAGTTTGCGCACATTGGGCCTCCCGGTGAAGCAGGAAACAGAAGCCGCCAGCCATGCGGCAAGCACAAGCCAAGGCATCATCTTGCATCCGGAGGTGGTGGCCGGCCGGAGTTTGCGACCACCTTTCGGATCGCCTCGTCCTCAAGATACGGGGGCAACTCGTGCTTGCCCTTTGTGTACGCCGCAACCGCGGACGCGACGCTTAGGAGCACCGTTCCGAGCGGGCCAAAGAGAACGGCAGGCGGAACCCACCCACGCGCAATCGCCAGAGTAGGCACTCCGACAAGCACCAAGGCGGCGACGGCGGCAAGGCCGACGACCAGGAAGGCCATCGGCCAGGTGATCTTGTCCAGGTTCATGGGGCCAGCTCAAAAAAGGACCCCGGAGCCCCCGCACCATGCAAGAGCCCCGGGGCACCATATCACGACGCAGCAGAGATAATCTGTACCCCTAGCGATACCGCACGCGCAACCAAGTTTCGACCACGCCCGCTAGGATTTGGGTGATGGCTACGGCTGCCGACAAAACGGCGCTGAGCACGGCGAGCTGGCTAGGCCGCAGGTGAAACCCGGAACGTGCGAGCGCCGCAATCGCCTTCTTATGTTCGCGGATGGCATCTTCTGTCCGCTCGATGGACCGCTGAAGGTCCTCGGCTCTCGCTCGCAATTCCTCGAGGTCGGTGGCGCGCGACTCTTCGAGGCGCGTCAGGTGGGCGTCGAGGCCAGCGGTCCATGAACGTACGTCGTGCGCATGCTCCTCGGCTCGACGCAGACTGGCGAGCGCCATGTCCGTGATGCGCCCGGTCTCCCGTTCGACGGCCGACACGCGGGCCTTGATGGCGAGCGTTTCATCGGCGCATGCGGCCATAGCCTTTTGCACTGCGAGCTTGGTATCGTCCGCCATTCTTCGGTAAGTAGCATTTCAGCACCTCTCGGCGGCGTCGACGACAAGCAACGTGTCCACGTGCGTAACCGTCGCTTCCGGCTGGGCAGAATGAACGGACATGAGCACTTCTCCCAGCCCCGCCGGTAGTGACACATTGGCGACCGCAGGCACCATGGTTTCGCACCACTGCTCATCGATAGCGCGGACGGACAAGTGGCCGAGCACTGGCGCTGGCATCCAGGTGAGCCTGCTCCCGTGGCTGTGGACTGTCATGTCAAAAGACTCGCTCCAGACCTGGGTTTGACCATCACGCCATCTCGAGCAGGACATCCGGAACGTCGCCGCGGGTATGTCGAAGCCTGCAAGTCGCGACGTGACCGTCATGTGCGCGCAGACGGCGGGCCTTGCATCGAAGACCGCGTCCGGGACAATGACTGGGCCGAGCAGCCCGAAAGCCACGCTCACCCCGCCCGCCTGGGCGAGCAGAAATGGGGTCACGCGAAGCCGCTCCGGCGCGCCGGGATGCCCGTCGCGCCCGCGACGCCCGCCCCCACGTAGTCACGAAGCTCTGCCGACTTCCAAGGCGTAACACCGTCCGGTCGGTAAACAACGAGGGAGCCGGGCGAGCCAGGGGTGGCCTCTTGGCGGTTGTGGTGCACGGCGTGCACCCATCCGACCTGCCCCACGGTTTCACGTGCCACGTACTCCTCGGTCGCGCGCCTCAGAACGCTGCCGTCCTGCACCCGGAACTCCACGCAGAGGCGCGCCCCGGGGGCCGTGCCTGCCGGCAGGGCCGCCAGCGCGCGGCGGTAGACCCCGGGGGCGAGGGCCGCGCTCACCTCCGCCATGGGCGCCTCCCTGACCGACCATCCGGACGCTTTCCAGGTCCCATCCGACCAGTCGAGATAGAGCAGCGACACGGGGACCGGAAGCGTTCCGTCCAGTCGGATGGCTACGACCGGCACCAGGCCCGTGACCCCACCGACGTCCTCCCTTTCGACCGTAAGGTGGAGGACCAGCGGCTCGTCCAGTTGGGCCTCGCGCATCAGCCCGTGCCCCCATCGGCGACCACCGCGTTGCACTCCCGGCTGAGCGCCTCCATGAGGGCGCTCGGTGCCGTCGATTCGGCGTCGAACTCGACTCCGCCGATGCGAGTCGTGGGAAGGCAGCGTAACACCAACTCCGAACACACCATCGCCGATGGGTCGGCCAGCGGGTTTCGCAGCTTGCGCTTCGCCCATCGCGTCATGACGAGGACGGGCAAAAACCCGAAGAGCCCGCCTACGTCGTACCGCTCTCCCATGGCGCCCATGAGACGGCTCATGTCGGGTCGCAGCTCGGCCGTTGGTACCAATTCCTGCACGATGGTGCGCTTCGCGCGCCAGCGATGCCGGGTCATGATCCGCACGCCAGCCAGGGACGAGTCGGCGACCATCGACCAGCCGGCCCACCGAAACCCAATGCCGCAGTGGCTTACGGACGACCCGGTTGCCTGCCGAATCAGCCAAGAGCCCAGGGTGGCACTCCTCGAAAAGATCAGCGTGACGTTGTCCGGTGCGGCCATGGCCATCATTGCGTGCGCTTCCTCCCGAGCAGCAGCCACCATGCCGCCTTGACCGTGCGCTCCCCGTCGACATGGAGGGCCAGCTTCATCCTCCACCGTGGGAACAGTTTCTTGATCTTGATCGCTGGCACCGTGATGTTGGTGACGGCGCTGCCTAGGATGGGCAGCTTCGTTGCGAACGTCTGAAGCGTGACCGGGAACTCGAACAGGTTGCACCCGCCCTGGTCCGTCACGGCGGCCGGTGCCAATGACCCAAGGCCCACGTCCTGGAGCGAATAGTCCCACTTGCCGTTTGGCAAACCCGCCGCGTCGAACGCGGGAACAGGCACCCAGTTTCCTCCTGCGCCCAGGTCCAGCACGTGGCTGGCATCCTCGCCCGCCGCCGGGTCAATTCGGTACAACCCGCCCCCAAGACTTGTGCGCTTGCAGTTAGCCGTGCCACTCGTGCCCGGCGTTGGGGTTGCTGGCGCGTACACGGACATGGTCAGGGTGTCGCCAAGGTCTGCACCTGACCAGCCCAGACCGCCACCAGCCACATAAACCCAGTCACAGAACCCCCACTCCAACTCTTCGGTTCCGGGTGTCGACCGCTGAATCTGAAAGACGGGGCCAGAGCCAGGCGTAGCCGCGTCGCCAGCCCCGGCATAATTCATAAGCACGTCACCAGGGAAAATGTTCACAAGGACGACAGGCTTGCCGTCGCTCGTCCGCGGCGTGAGGGGGGGAAGGCTCATGGTGTGTATTCGTACCCTCGCACGACGAAATCAACTTCCTGAAGCGACCCTGACAAGCGGCGTCGCTTCACACGGATTGTCTTGGTTGTGCCGTTGCCATCCGAGTTGGCGCCATCCCGCGCTTTCTCAGTGTTAGGAAAAACCTCCGTACTGAAGCCGTTCAGGTACACACGTTCGATTAGGTGCTCGGTGGTGCCATCGAAGTAGAATACTTCGACAACTGAACCGCGCTCGCTCGTGTCCCCCTCGCACCCTGCCACTATCTGCTGAACCACGAAGCGCTTGCCATTCGTGATGATGTAGTTGTCGGTCTGGTCCGATGCGATGCCTAGTGCGCCCGAGAAGGTGATGGTGACCTTTGTCGTAGAAGGCGGAGGCTCGGGCGGCGTAAGTGTGAGCTTGCCCTCCACCTGCAAACGTCGACGCCCATCGAGCGAATCCACGCGCACATCCAAGGCGCGGGCGACGCCGCCGGCGTCCTCGCCGACAGCGATAATGCCGTCGGTGCCGGCGGGGACGGCGACGCCCCTCGCGACCGTCAAAATCACGTCGGCCCCGTCGACCAGACGCACTGAGCCTAGCCGGTTGGTCCCTGCCGGAAGACCGGCTTGGTCGGACGCTAGTGTTACCGGCAGGCTTCCCGCCATCGTCTTCTGACCGACGGTGGGGGCGGTCGAGCCTAGCCAGGACCCGGTGTTCACGTCCAATCGGCCCCCGACGAGCGCGGCCGGTAACTGCCCCGTCTTCGCGGCGTCGTAGAACGATGCGCCGTCGGAAAGCCGCGCGGCGTGTGGGCTCGCAGCCGTGACGTGCTCGAGGGCCGGTTCGATGAAGACGGAGCCGTCGGACTGACGTACAGCCCAGGGTGCCGCCGCCCCGGCTGGCGAGCCCTGACTGGCCGTAAGCGAGCCGTCCACCGTGATCGACCCGCCGCCGTCGTCAACGGAGAGAGACCCGCCGTTGTCCGTGACGGGTTGCGCCGTCGTCCCGGTCGGGTCCACGCGCAAAGGCGCCGTTGCGGTCGCCAACTCCGTTCCGTCGCTCTTACGAGGGACCGCGCTCTCCAAGGACTTCGAGGCACCCATTAGGTCACCTCTACTCCGAAAAGGTTGAAGGAAACGCTCCCGGAGTCGGACTGTACGCTAACGACGTCGCCAGCGCCGAGGGTGAGCCCGATGGTAGCGGTAAACGTGTCCTTGGCCAAAAGCGCCTGGTCGAAATATAAAAACTGCTTCGCGTGGTCCGCAGCCCCGTTCACGCGAACACGCACGCGGAACTCCGCCTTGGTCCCGGCCTGGTTGCAGACCTGGAGGGTCGAAACGGTCGCACTCGTCGCAGCCGGGACCGTGTAAAGGTCCGTCTGCACGTTCGCCACTGGGGCCGCCTGCCCGAGAACTTTCAGTGCCTCGCCCATCAGCCACCCATCAGCAAGAAGTGTCTGCGCCATGCGCTGTCCGGCACCGACACCCCGGTTCGGGGGTTGAAGGTGCCCGCAGCATCCCGCATTTCAAAGCTGGTGCCATCGAAACGGATGGCCCCTGGAGCGGACAACGGGACGGGGTTCGCACCCAGGAGCACTTCCCCGTCCTCTTGCAGGTTGCCCGGCTGGCGGTCAGGGGTCGCGGGAGCCATGCGGCACGCCTCCAAGCTCAGAGAGGGCAGCCTCGAGCCCGTTGGCGCGGCCCAAATGGTAGGCGCCTTCCGTCATGAGGGTCACGCTCTCCAGCTCCAAAGCCTCGAGCGTCTTGCTACGGAAATCGCCGTCGTCCGCCAGGGTCTCGAGCTTGCGCCGCAACCCGTCGATGACGCCCTTCTTCGCTGCCGCGATCTGCTCCCCGAGCCGGGCGGCCCTCGCCAGCTCCGCCAGCCTCGTGCGGTGTTCTTGCGATACGCTGCTCCGGTCCGGGGGTGTCAAGGGCATGCCGCTTTCCTATCAGTAATGGGGTACGACGCAAATCACGTCGGGGGCGCCGCCCGTGCTCTTGAGGGCGAACGTGAACCGAAGCTGGCCGTTCGCCAGGCTCGTCCCGGGGTAGTAGTCGTGGCCGGCCAGGTTGTCAGCCCCGGGCCGCTTCAGTGAGCCGTTCACGAAGACGTCATAATCCGTGAGGAAGCTCCCAAGGCTCATGTCAGGGAGTTGCGCGCTGAGGTTTGCGCCGCCGCCCACGCCGCCGACGTCGGTGTCCGCCGTCACGTTGGTGGTGAGCGTGGCATAGACCTTCGTCCCGCGCGCCTTGGCCTGATAGGCGCGATTGATGGCCGCAAGCAGGCTCACCTCGCCGTACTTGGTCTTGAACTCGTTCCACTCCGCCGTCGCATCGGAGAGCTTGACGCCGTCCGACCCGGTCCAAGTGCTGCCTACCTGGTTGACGTCGTCCAGGAAAAGCTCACGAGCCGCCAGGATTCGGAGGTCGGCGGTGGCCCCGACGCTTTCGATGACACCCGCAGTTTCGCCGACGTTGATCCGAGTCGTTCCGGTAGCAACGCGGATGCCTCGGTCGAAGTCGTTGACGATGGCGCTCGAATCGAACGTGTCAACGTCCGCTGCCAGCACCACCTGTGATGTCCCGCCGGCCGAGCCTTCCACCACGCGAAACAGGTTCGCGTTCGCTTGGTCTCGAACCGTCCAGGCGATGCCAGGGGCGTTGAGGTCCAGCGTTGCGTTGGTGGTAAGCTCGACCGGCGTGGTGCCCTGGTTGTCATAGGCCACCTGCCGAGTCACCACCGCCGACGCCGGAACGTCGGTCACTGCCCCGCGGAGGAAGTCCTGCTCCGAAAGGTCTTCGAGCGCCTTACGCTCGGACGCGGCGTAGTGGACAACCTTGTTCTCGATGTCCGCCACGGGAACCGCTTCGAGGTCCGTGCCGGCCGCGTTCAGGCGGACGAAGGAGAGCTGGGCGCGGTTCGGGGTCACTCCCGTCAGGGTGGACCCGTCGGTGTTGCTCTCGCTCTGAAGCAGCGCGTAGACGGTGCGACCGGAAGACAGAATCGGGTCATGGGTGACCGCGTCCACGATCTGACAGAGGTTCTTCGGCGAAATGGCCGAAGACCCGGTCACCTCCGCAAGGTCATGCGCGCCGAAGCCGGCGACGTACGCGACGACAGTGCCGCGCGTGGTCACAGAGCCCACCGCGGCCGTGGTGTTCTGCGGCAACTCGAGGGCGGCCAGGATGACGTAATTCTGGGTCGCCGGGACCGTGATGTCGGTCAGGAACTTGTCGGCCGCGACGAGAACCCGCTTGCGCTCCAGGTCGTGAAGCTGCTGGTTCAGCGCGTTGGTGCCGCGTGCCGCCCCGTTCTCGAAGTTGACCGGAGCGACAAGGTCACCCCACCAGTCCCCGGTCGGGAAGCTGGCGCCGTTCCGGTTCAGAATGTTCTGGACCGCGGAGCGCAGAGAATTTAGGTCGCTCTCGACCGAGACACTGTTCGTCTCGTAGTTCGCGAGCGACGGCTGAATGGTATCGTCGAAGAGATCCGACGAACGGATTTGAGTAGCTTGGCGGACGAGCGTGCGCGGCATCGGTCACCCTTTCAGTAGTCGACGAGGATGCTGTCCCCGGGTCTCGGTGTGCCCTCAATGTCGAACAGGATCGTATCGTAACCGCTGCCAGGGGAGCCGCTTTCGGTCCACACGAAATCGTCGGGCGGGGCCAGACGTAAGCCGTTGTGGTAGACCGATGCCTGTGCTGCATGTACTGGCGCTGGAAGCAGAAATTCACGATTGACGCCGTCCATTGCCCCGCTGGGGACCACGCCCACCGGCCTCTGAATGGCGAGCGTAATGGTGGCCATCAGGCACCGTAGGCTAGCGGGTCGACCACAGTGAACACGGATGGGGCGGAGCGGATGCGCCCGGATGGCAGGTACAGGTATGCCATGGCCACGTGGCGCCCAGCCGCCGCCGTGTCGGCCAGAATCAGCGTGTGGCTCGCGACGAGGTAACCAGCCTGCGCCTCCAGAATGGCAGCGGGCCATACCATGACGGCACCAACGGGCGGGCGCACGTGGAACTCGACGGACGTGATCGTTGTCATGTCCACGCCGCTTTTGCCGGCAGCGATGCGCGCCTTGTAGGCTTCCGGAGCTATCGCTCCCTGGTAGATGATGAACGGCTCCGCCATGATCAGTCTCCGTCACACGTCAGCCGAATGTACGTCACGTCCACGATGGGCTGCCCGGAGGGGTTGGTTGGGTTTGGCTGGCCGATGGTTTCCCATTCCTCGAAGTCGTCCGTCAACGGCCTGTAGCCCCACATCTGGTACGCGGTTTGGGATGGGCCGCCGCCGCCTGTGCCTCCAGAACCACCTACCGAGGACAACGTGTTGTGGGTGGCTCGAGCGCCATTCTGGAAGGCCGTGGCTCGGCTGCCAGGGACCGCCAATGCGGTGGCTCTCATGGCCTGGCCAAGGGCACGCGCCACGGAAAAAGGCCCATCGTTGCCGGCGGCGTCACGCAGGGCGCCAGCGGCGACCTGGGGACCACTCAGTGGCGCCATGGCTTCGCCGCCCCGGCGCGCTGGGCCGGCCAGAGACGCTTCAGCCATGGCGTGGGCTCCCACGGCCACGTGCGTGGCCTGCCCCATCAGGGATGCCACGGCCGCCACGCCGACCTCGGTTGCCTCGAGCGCCGCCACCTTCAGGCCACCCGGCGCCCGTTCACCAGGCCACCCGCCTGCTCGTCGAACTCCACCACATAGCCGCCTTCGGCCGCCGCGAGGGCTTGTGCGGCACTGAGGCTGTCCGGCGGCGTCGGGTCCAATGTGATGGGTGCTGGAGGATTTGCGGGCATCGGAAAGGGCGAAGGTGGCGGGGGCAAATACACTTTGTAGATCATGGTCTGCCTCACAATGCGAAGGCGGGGTCCGTCGTCTCGTCCCATGGGCCCACAACCAAGCCGAGACTTGAGGTGATGCCGTCATAGGCCACGATTTGGAAGAACTTCTTGTTGCGGACCGTATCTTCCAGACCTCCCTGCTGGATCGCGTGGAGGTGGCGCATCCGTCCGCCAAAGCCCTCGTTGAAGCCTACCGGCTCCGTGAATCCCGGGGCGAGGGCTCCTGGCCAGTCGTATACTCTCGCGGTATAGCCGCGATTGTAGCCGTAGGCGGGGGCATTGTACTGGCGTGCGTAGAAGGAGCCTGTCGTTCCGCAGTATGTTCCAAGAACCGCGGGTGCCGCGCCGCCATATCGCTCCGATGAGCGCCCGTTGACCTTAAACCAATGCACGTATCCGTACTGCCCTGGACGAGTGCCGTCCCCGAAGACTTGCCACGAGCCGACACGGTTCAATTCGTTGTACGATAACCGCCTGTATGTGGTCGATGTGCTGGCTGCTTGGGCATGGAACACAAAAGGCTCCACGTCATTCGGGGGGCAGCCGTCCAGCCTCTCGCACGACAGCATGTTGACGCCGCCCGTGTTGGTGTTCCCGACGACGATGCGCCATGTTCCGTCCACTGCCTGTCCGGCGCGGGGGATCATATTGGCTGCGACGCACTGATGGCGTCCATTCGGGTGAATGAATGGCGGGTATGGCTCATACTGTCCAACGATGCCAGTCGCGTGGACCACCGGCGAGGCCAGGTGCGTTGGGTTCTCTCCGCGCAGAATCAGCGAGTATCCAGTGCCGAGGTTGCCGACGTTGCCGGCCGAAGTGGAGCCGCCAGGTGCCACGGTAGCATCGCAAGCTGGGTCGGACGCCTTCGTGAGGTAGCTGGCCGTTTCCTCAGCGCCACCCAGCTTATAAACCTCGTACCAGCCGGAGCCAGTGTGGTCGTCGACCGTGCTTCCCTTGCTGAACACAAGGTTGCGGGCGTAGGTGTAGAGCGTCGTCGGGTTGAGCGTTGCCCCGCTTGTGGCCCCGGTGAGGACGCCGGTGCCGTTGAACTGGCCGGACATAGGCATGAGCGTGATGGAGCTTTTGCTCACGTCGGAAGCCCAGGCCGCAGGCGCAATCACCTGCCCGGTTGCTCCGGTTCCGGCTTGCGTGACGGTTTCGCCTGCAATGAACTCGCCGGTCGGCTGGACGGTGCCGGTGAGCTGCACGTTTCTAAATGTCTCGAGAAGTGCCCACCACTGCGCCGCACCAAGCCCGTAGGTGGCGTTGGCAAGGATGTCCTTCTCCTGCCATGCAATAGACCCGTTGTTCGCGTCCGTGCCCGCTGGAGAGCCTCCGCGAATCAGAACCTTCGCCGAGGTGGGGCTCACTCGCTCGTAAATCTGGAACGTACCGTTGTGGGAGCCGTTGGCCGCGCCGGAGAAGGTGAGGAAGTTTCCCTCACTGTTGCCGCCGAGTACCGTCGGGGCGACCAGGCCCGTCAGACCGGAATACGTGACGAGCTTGCCGTAGGGATGATCTTCGATGGCCGTAACGGATGCAGCGCCGCCGCTGTTGGCGGTGTTGGTCAGCGGGAACGCCGTATGGGCGGTCACGTCGTCATTCACCACCTTGGTCGTTCCATCGGACGATGCCCGCAACCACGCCCCGGCCTTGACCATGGCTCGGATGAGCATGTGAATGCCCTGGAACTGGTTGCCGCCGAACGAAAGATTTTTCGCAAACTCGTGCATGTCGCCCTCTCAATCCCAGGTCACGATTAGCTTTGCGTTAGACAGGCTGGCGAAGCTGGGCCCAGGCGCCTCGACCGCGGCCTGCACGGCGATAAGCCCGCCCGTCGTCACCGTGCCCAGATCAGCATCCAGGCTGGCGGTCAACTTCGTGGGCGTTGTGGCGTTGGTCGCCAGCGCCGAAGCTCCGATCACGGTCGGTGTGCCGCCGTTGGTGATTCCGTCCATGTCGTAGAGTCGGAACCGGCCCTCGTAGAGCGCGTTTGTCGTGTGCCCCACAAGCTCAAGCTGTACGTGGCGTGTCCGGCCCGAAACCACCGGGATGATGTCCTCCGGCCGGAACCAGGCCAGGCCCAAGGTCTCCCACAGAGGGTCGAGGCTTGCCGAAGAAGCGGGCCCCCCCAGCTCATAATGGAACCTCGCGGGGGTGGCGTTCGCGCCTCCTCCCAACGTGCGAAGCGCTTGCTGAATGGCGCCGACCCATTTGCGCACCGGCCCGTTGAACTGGGCTGCCTCGCCGACACCAAGGTCTTCGACGCCAGCAGGCGAGAGGGTGCTCCACGCCGTAGCTTGGTCCACGTAGACGTCGTTGACGATGAGCGTCGCCATCCACTTGCCCCATGCCGTCGTGACGACGGGCAGGGTGATGTTCGCGGGTGGCGTGATGACCCCCTCGATGACCGACGTCGCGCCACCCTGGAGGGTCCACGGGGCCGGCGGCGTCCACCCCGGCGGCCCAACCACCTCGAGCCGATACTTCGTCCAGCCGTTGGTGTCGGGGAAGACAAAGCCGATGGCCGCCCCGCTCGGCACCGTGATGCCGCCGCGCTGGGGTGGACCACCGTTTACTCGGATCCATAGTTCGGGGGTCATGTTCCTCCTGGCAACGAGTGGTGAACTACCAACATGACCCTGCCGGAGGCGCCCGCCTGGCCCTGGTGGTGGGGGGCCACGTCCCCCGTGACGTGGATGGCGCCGCCTCCGCCCCCGGCGCCGGTTGCGAAGAGAGTCACGTTGTAGGTCGGGGCCCCGACCGCACTGCCCGCTCCGCCGTTGCCGAAAGGGCCCGCTCCGCCACCGCCGCCGGTCGCGCGCAACGATACGTCGGGGTCGCTGACGCCCCCTGCGAAGCCGCGTTGAGCCCCGCCGTGGCATGGCAGGCGTGAGCCACCCATCGAAGACCGGCGGCCCCAGCCGCCGTGTCCTGGGGCGACAAAGGGCGGCAGTAGCCATCCAGCGTTGAGGAATGTCCCCCCGGGCACAGGGTATGGGGGCCCCCCGGGAGCCCCGTAACCAAAACCGCCAAGGTTTGCACCACCGCCAGCGCCACCCGACCCGCCTAGAGCGGTAAGCGTAAAACTCGGCCCGGTCACCGTGGCATTACCCCCCACACCACCCGGGAAGCCCAACAGGCCGCCACCCGTATCGGTAAGGCCACCCGCTCCGCCGGCGGGGACCGTGATGTTTAGGGTGGCCCCCGGAGCAAACACGGCCCAGCCATCCGCGAGCTGACCTGCGCCACCGCCGCCGCCGCTGGTGGGTTCGGTCAGAAGGGCGTTGGCGCCACCTCCGCCTCCGCCTCCGCCTCCGCATGCAATAGCGTGCACGAGAACAGAGCCAGGCAAACCCGATGGCACTTGCCACGACGTGCTTCCAACGGCCGTATAGGTGAGAAGCTCCACGAGGCCAGTCGGGGTGGCGTACCAGGAGTGAAGTGCGGCCACCTGCCAATTGGTGCCATCGAACACAAACTCGCCAGCGTGATGCACACCGGGGGTAAGCTGTGCAATCTGAGCAGGCGCCCCTCCGTCGAAAACGACTATGCTGGCACCTGGCGCTGCGACCCTGCTCCATCGGATCTTGATCCGATCACCAGCGACCGCCGACGCCACCGCGAGCGTCACCCAAACGACGCCTACGTTGCCAAACGTCCAACATCTATATGGAGATGTTGCGCCAATGGTTTTGTAGCCAATGCCCAGGTACACCGTGTCCGGGGTCAGCGCCCCTTCCGGCTCTGCGATGCGCGTGGAGCCGAGCAACTTCGAGGATCCAGTAACCAGCAGCTCGCCGGTGACTTCTTGAAGCCCAGTGCATTTGAGACCTGAGCCGCCAACCTCGATGGGCGTCGATGGGGCCCATACACCGCCGTGGTCGCCATTGACAGACTCGAAAAGAGTCTGGTCGATCTGCTCGACGTCCGCGGGCAGCAATGGGTCGCCAAGGACCCACGTGCCTGGCGCCTTGATCCTGGAATTATGGGCCATTCATCACCTCGAACGTGATCACATTCCCGAGCGGCAGAAGGCCGAGCGAAGGATCGCCTAGTGCTAGCCCGCTCACCTGCGCCACCGGGTATACCAGCAGGGACGGATATACCACGTGCCACACGGAGGACGCGCGCAACAGACGGCTCATGATCGCGTCAATGCGCGCCCTCGTGGCAGCATCCTTCGCCGCCGTTTCCGTGACAAGAATCCACCAACGGCGCTGGTTGCTAACCCACCACGGGGAATGGGTCTTGATCGAGGCGCCCACATCATGAACCTTCGTGAAGGTGGCCTCGGCCAGCAGGGTTTCCCCGATAAGGCTCACCGCTTCGATGGTGACGGCTTCCGCAAGGCCACTGTTCTCTGCCTGGAAGCAGTATGTGGCGCCTACTGAAAGACGGCGGTCCCCGCGCCCTCCTGCGCGCACATACTCGAACTCCGTGGTAGACCCGACCGTCGAAATGTTGTGGGCCAGACGAAAGCTAGCTCCGGGCTCTCGCTCCCCCTGCCATGCGCCCACGTCGCCCGGGTTCGCGGGGTAGATCGCAGGAGTCGAGCCAACGTCCGGGACCTTGATCGAGATCAACGCGCTTCCAAGCTCTGCCAGCAGCGCGTTCCACACCGATTCTGCTCGAGGCCCGCGTGGGAGGCGCATCTTGCGCGCCAGCCTCGACCGCCGCACGATAGGGGTCTCCGTGCTTCGAGCCGGAACGCGATACAACTCCTCCAGGTAGGGCAGAGCTTCGACGGCGCCGTGTGGCCGACGCTGCCCGAAAGCGTGGCGAAGCGTCGTGCGAGCCGTTGCAAACGCGATGGCTCGCGCGTGCAAGGTGCCCGCCAAGTGCGGGTCCTCTACGTTCAGCCCATCCCGATACGCCCTCCGCAGGGTCCGTAGCATCTGCTCAGCCAGGCTTGGGGTCTCCCCAAACTCGAGAACGCCGAACGGTGCTAGAGCCCCGAAGCCCGCCATCAGTACACCGCCAGGGAGACGTCTGCGTCGATGGCTACACCCGCCGCGTCCCAGGTGCGCACCTCGACGCCGTTCGACACGGCGATGGCCCCGACGAAGATGGGCGCAGAGACGTTGTGGACGAACGCCTCCGGCGGAGAAATGGAGGGAGGGAGCCTCCCAGCCGGCCACGTGATCCTAGTCCAGCCCACCCCAAGGTCCTGGGTGACAAGGTCGCCCAGCCCCAGGTCGCCACGGACGGAGGAAAACGAATCCACGATGGGTACACCGGCCGTGCTCGCGAGGGGCAGCCGAAAGCGAAGGACGGCAGCCATGCGGCTAGCGGCCATCGCTTGCCGTGCAATCTGCATGTATTCCTCCGCCGCTGGCATGTGCGGAGGGACCGTGGCCGTCGTGTTCTGCTTGGCGCCGTTGAGGAGGTCAATCTCCTCCGGGCGCTTCGGCGGCGTTTGGTCGTATGTGCTTAGGGCGGACACCATGGGGGCCTCACGATAGCGCGTAAACCCGCAGCGAGCCTAGAACGAGGAGGTTGGCCGACACGCCGACCGTCGCGGCGACTGGCGTCCGTGGCAGGGCTGGACCGAGCCAGTCTGCCTCCCGCACGGATGGGACGTCGAAAAGCTCGAGCCACGACCGGGATGTGAGGGAGGTCGGCCAAGCGTCGGCAGGAGCAGGGCTCCGCCGCCGCCGCAGGCCCCCGACGTCAAAGGACACATGATCGGACGGGCCCAGCGCCGCGAAGATCCCACGGACAGGGTCCACGAGATCAATAAGCGACTCGGCCCATGGCGTGGGTCGGTCGCCCAACGTCGGGATGTAGCTCCCGTCACTCGCGCTGTTGGTCGAGGAGAAGGTCAGGATCCATGGGGAAGCAAGCGTCCCCGCCCCCGAGATACCGACCACCGTTTTTCGGACGAACGCGGTCCCCGTCCAGAAGGCGATGGTGGTGCCGATAGATGGGGCCTGCCGGCCCGGGTCGTTCTGCGCGACGCTGGCGGTCAGGGGCGACACGCTTGTGGCTGTGACATGGTATGGCGCCGTAGCGTGGTAGGGCGGCCACGGCTTGATGTCGTTCCAGCCATTCGCGGAGGCAGCCCACTGCACCGCAATGTCGACGTCCACGGGCTCGGGGATGATGTCGTACATGAAGAGCCCGTCATCGCCAGGCATCTTCCCGACCACATGCGCCCGAATCTGGTCGAGGTCCGTCGACGTTGGGACTCGGTCCCCCGTCGTCCCGGCGGGTGCCATCGTGACGGCCATGCCCACCGTGCCGGGGCCCATGATGGCTGGGTAGACGAAGGCAGCTTCAACTCGGACGGAGGGCGTGGAGGCGGCGGCCTGGCGGTATTCGGCGACGTTGCCTCCCGCCGCCGGGTCGGCGGTCTGCTCGCGGAACCGCTGCCGAAGCTCGTCGTCGGTTTCCTCCGGGCGCCCTCCGGAAAGGCCAGAGCCGTCGACCTGCTCAATGACGGTCGCGTACGGCCCTACGCCTGGGGGAGGCGCGACGAATTTTAGCCGCGCCCCGGCGGACTGGTCGGTGTCTGGCCCTGTGTCTACGGCTGCAACAGGGACGGCGTCGCCATCGTCGTACAGGCCCGCGACGATGACCTGGTACCGCAACCCCGAGCTTTCGTCCTGGAGCAGCGTCCCGGCCACCAAGAACTCGCCACCGGCCACTGTCTGAACCTGGACGAGGCCCGAGGCCCCGACCGCCGCCAACCGTGATGGCTCAACGCCATAGTCCTCGCAGACCGCCTCCAATTCATCGCCGGAATGGGACTCAATGCGAAGCCCCCCACCTATCCGCGCCGCCTCCGCATAGAGCGGCAGGAGCATGTCTGTCAGCGTTCGCGCGTCCGCCCCGGGCAGCGTGTTCTGCCCGACCTTTGCCCCGGGGTTGTGGAGCAGGTAGTCCCGCTCGTACTGCCGGACCAATTCGTCACGGGATGGGATCTGGAGCTTGGTCGCCACGGCCCCGATCTACCACCTACCGTCGCGGGAGTAATCTCACTTCGCGCACTGCGGTCTTGCGCTCCGTGCGAGGCGCCCGAAGGTTTTCGTAGGAGACCACCCATGTAACCCCGGACTGCCCGGTCAAAAGTCCCACGCTTAAGGAGCCTATGTCATCTGCATCTATAAGCGGCTGAAGGGCCTGCTGGACGGCCGCGAGCACGACTGCGGCGACCGTTCTCGAGGACGCTCGTTTGATGCGCTGGACGTCGAGCCCTGTCTCCGGGATGCCGACCAGGGACCCGAGCGGTAGCAGAGAGAGAGCCACCGCCTGGTCGACGGGATGGGTGCCGCGGAGCTGCCCATCCGGCATGACCGGAAAGCCCCCCGTCTCCGGGTCGAAGAACGCGGCGGCGAGGCCCGCCGACGAGTATGGGCGAGGCACGTCGGAGGGCGCATGGCCCGCGGGCCCTTCGCTCGAGGCGTTATTGCCGGCTCCCGTCATTCTCGCCCTCCTGTCCGGGCAGCATACCCCAAACGCGGAGCACGAGGCGTTCGACCATGGCGGGCACCTCCGGGCCGTTCAGACAGGTCTCGGACACAGCCTCCGTCTCCTCGGCCCCATCGCCATAGGTCGTCTTTGTGGCCCACATCGCCACCGTCTGAGTCAGCGGGTGGCACTCGATAGTCCAGGACCAGCCTGCTGCGACGAGCAGCCTCGCCTTCTCCTCGATGCCGGGCGGCATGTCGATGCTCACACGACGCATCCGCCCGTCCGGAAAGAGCAACTGCCCAAACATCACTTGGCCACCGTCTGCACTGTGCCGAGCTGGGCCAGAAGCGCGGTCACCTGGGTGACGATGGGAGCCACGTCGGGGGCGGTCGTCGGGACGGTCTTGGCGGCGATGGTAGTGAGCGCGGTAAGAATGGCCTGGAGAATGGTCGTCAGCGTCGGCGCCAGCGCCAGGGGTGCGCCGCCAGCCCCGCCCAGCCTCACCTGGGGGCCGTAGACTTCGGCGCCAGAAGCGCGGAGTGCCATCGTGGCCCCGGCGGGATGCGCGAACTCGGTCGCGCCGGACGCCATGACCATGGTCATCGCCGCCCCCGAGGCGCCGGAGGACAACTTGACCGAGCCATCCCCGTCCAGCCGAAGGTACGACAAGGCAGCCTTCGGGCCGCCATACAGAACGGTGCCGCCCTTCTTAACCAGGGGCAAGGCTCTCACCGATTCCATGTCGTGGAGCAGCAAGCCCACGGCGGCGTCGTTCTGCCAGCCGTACCAAAGACGCGCCGACTTTTGCGGGTCCGCCTCACGCCGCGTGGGAGAGACCTGCGCCATGGTTGCATCGAGCGGGACCGATAGGAGTCCATGAGGCTGGGCCACTTCTATCGGCACAAGGCCGCTCTCCGGCTGGCCAAAGGCTTCAATCTGAGCCGTCCAGAAGCCATCTTCCTCGTTGGCGCGGACGACGTTGGCAAGGTCCTGGTCGATCATGGGCTGATCTCTTCATACCCGAAGAGCAGGTCCGCGGTCCGCATGAGCCGCAAGGTGGTGGTCGTCCCGCCGCTGTTCCGCCGGAACTTCACGGATTCGATGTAGAACTTGTCATTGAACCCAAAGGCTTCGGACTTCACCAGCACCATGGTGTCCGGGCGCCATATCACCGGCGTCGGCGAGTCGATGGCTGGTGTGGTGTGCCCCGGAACCGTCAGCTCAAACCTGAACGCTCGCCTGCGTCCCTCCGCCAGCTTTCGGCGGGCCATGAGCTGGCACTGCTCGTCAGAGGTGACGTGCCAGTCCCGAAACGTGTGCGTGCGCTCAATGCCCCATGCCAGCATTTCGTCGTCAATGGCATGGGCCTTGTGCTTGATAAACCCGAACTTCTTGCCGGTGCCCCGCCCATAGACGATGTATCGACTAACACGGTCCACGGTGTTTTCCGACAGGGTCAGGCGCGTCACGTTCGCGCCCCCAAGCGATGGCCAGTGCACGAGCTGATACATCGGTTCCGCGGCGGAGCTTGGGGCCGACAAGCGAAAAACATCGTCGGGGCAGTGCATCATGAACAAGCCGGCCCGGTCCAGAATGCGCTTGATGAAGTCGAACGTGCGGTCACCCAGCTTCGAGCGGACCGGCCCCTTGATGACATTTTCTTCGAGTGCGGCCGTGATGGGCACCGGGCGGCCCGTGATCATGGCGCGTCTTACGGCGTCATCGGTCAGTGCAACCTCGCCCTCAATCTTTGCGACGCGGAGGACGGTGCGCACGAACTCTAGGTGCGTCTTCTCCGTAAACACGCGCTCCTCGCCGACGTAGCTCTCGTGGACCGCAGCCAACCCGTCGCGCCCATGGATGGAAATGGAAGCCACATCCCCCTCGATGGCGTAGCCATCGACGCGACCGACCTGGACGGGAATGTCGTTTATCAGCAGACGGAACGACTTCCCTGGCCTTGCCATCTGGCGAAGTTGCTTCACCAACCCATGGTGACCAAGGACCATGGAGAACGTCGCCGGCTGCGTGAAAACGGCGCACTCCACCTCGTAGCTCTCCGCCCAGTCGACCCTCTGCCCGTCCAGCTCGAGGACGATGCGGTCCGCGGCGCTCCCCGGCACAAACAAGCCTGCCGTCGCGTTGCTTGACGCGCTTGACGCTGTTACCTCGCCCGTCTGCTTGACGGGCTTCGGCACCGCCGGCTTCGCCCGCTTCGGGATGGGACGGTCCCGTTCCCGCTCGGCCGCTGCCTCGAACTTGAAGTTTTGCGCCAGCTTCGCTTGCTCGATGCTGGTGTCCGTAGTGTCGCCAGGTGGGATTGCTGCGACTGTTTTCTTCCAGAATTGTCGCTTCGTGGCCTCGTCTTTCACGACCTGCCACTCGGACCAACGGGGATACCAAGCCCCGCCCCATGCCGAGTCTCTGGAAACTGTCCGCTGCTTCTGTCGCCAGGAGTATGGCCCCGAACCGCTCATAGGCTCGCCTGGCGCTCAAGAGGGAGAAAGTAACGCAACTTGGTCCCGGCTGGGATGACGAATGGATCTGGAATGTCGTTCAGATCCAGAAGGTCCGCACCGCGCTGGGTGGTGCCAAAAATCTGGAGCGAAACGCCCGGCAGGTCCGAGGTCGTTGCGACCACGTGCTCTCGAATCTGCTGCGTCACACGAAGAGCTTCCGCCATGCTGAAAACGCTGCTTCGCAGGTTGTGAATCGCGTTCGTGATAGGCCATGCCTCTGGGTTTTGCACCAGCCGAATGCGGCTCTCAAGGCGCCCCATGGTCTGCGCCACGGCTTCCGCCTTGGCCGCGAGGAATGCCTGGGCCAGCTCGGCCTTATCGAACAAGCCCATCAGGTCGTCCGCAAGGCCGATGACCTTCTCCAGCAGGTTGATGTCATTGGCTGTAGGCCGAGCGCCCAAACGAAACCCAATAGCCTCTGGTTCCGCGGCGACCAACTCCGCCTTGAGCCTCTCTGTCTCCAGTCGCAGGAACGCCAGCCTCGGCTCTATGACCGACGGGCCGAGCGTGGGGTCTTCCTCAGCGAACGGGATAACGTCCTCAGTGAACGTAATGGATGCGTCCTCGCCACTGAGCGAGTTTGCACTCAGCCTGCGGCTGAACTCCGTAATGGTGGCGCGAAAAAACGGCCTTGGGGGGACGCGAAGCGGGAACGATAGACCCTGCGCGTAAAAGCTCTCGAACTGGTCCAGCACATCGGGGTATAGGCGCATGCCGTTCTGGTCGTCGTACCCCCGCAAGCGGCCCACCTCTGTATCGAAGATGGCCTGAAACCGGACGGTCCAAATCCTCCGTCCCAGCTTTTCCACGGTGCCCCCGTGCAAGCCTGGAAACTCATGGATGGGTGCCCGAAAGCTACTCTCCAGGTTGCGCTCCTTATACGGAAACGTGAGCCCGCCAAACATGGCGGCGTCAAACGTCGGCAGGATCGCAACGGTTTCTATCGTCATTATTCGGTCTCCGCGGCGCCTGACGTTGTAGCGCCCGGGGGCTGCCCCGTCGAGCCTGCTGTGGGCTGTGGAGCGTCCACCTTCACCTTAAGCACGCCCAACCTAATCCCCTCGTTCAGCTCCTTCAGCGCAGTGACGAGTCGCTCTGACTCCAGCCGACGCATTTCGTTGTTGGCCTCACTGGCCTGTTTGGCGCCAGGATAAAAGTCGGCCGGCTTATATGGGTTCAGCCATGATCCGTTCCGGACGCCTACAGTCGTCAACGCAGACGTGATCAAATATTCTCGTCCGCTTCTCAACTCGTCCGGGTACTTCTGATGGAACAACTTGCTGGCGCCCGCCGACATGGGGGTGAAGTCTGCTTCATGCCTAGCTTTGCCCTCTGCAAGCGCCTGTTGCGCCTCGGCTGTCTGCTTTTCTAAGTTTTCCTTGAGCGCCGCCGGGATTTCGACGGGATGCTCCTTGGTACCTACTGCCAGTGCTTTTCGCACGTTCCCGACGTTGGTATCCACGTCGGCGCCGCGGGAAAGAATCCGCCCAGTCTCGGACGTGAGCGTCGGGCCCATGCTGCTGGTAAACGCTTTCGCAAACTCTGCCAGCTTTTGCACACCAGCCAGCAGGGGCGGGAAAAATGGCAGCAACCCTACGCGCAGCTCGTCCGCGAACTTCTCCATTTCTATGTTGAACGCATTGGCCTCGTTCAACCCTCTAGACCGAATGGCGGCAAGAGATTGCTCCACCTCCATCTGGGAGATGGTGGCGTCCCTCAGCCTGTTGAATGACGCCTCGAGCTTATTGATGGCCTCGTCCGTCAGCTTTTGAGCGGACCACGTCGGGTTCTCTTTTCGGAGGGCTTCACGCGCCTCCGTGAACTTCTGCGCCATGGCTATGGTGACACGCTTCGCCTGCGCATCCTGAATCATAGGGTGGAGCAGCTCCAGCTTGCCGCCCGTCTTGCGCATCATGAGCTTGAGAAGCTGAAACGGGTCCTTCAGCTTGCCGTCAGCCGTCTCTATGCTTTCGCCAAGAATCTGCTTCATGGCGTCGCGCCGCTTGCCCTTCTGAAACTGCGTCATGAAGGTACTGACGCCGATGATCTGCTCACGGACGCTGCCCGCGCCGCCGGCTTTGGACATCTGGGCCAGGGCGACGAGAGTGGCCTGGTTGCCCTGTAGCGCTTGCGATGGCGTCAGTTGTCCCGCTCGCTCGTTGGCGAAGAAGCGAGACGTAGCCACGATCTTGCCGTAGTGAGAGGCGAAGTTTTTGAACTCAATCGTTCCGATCTTGGCCTGCGCCGCCGCCTGCCTGAGAACATCGACGATGCCATCACTTTTGTTCTCTATGTCGCCAAGCTGTAGCGACGCCTCGGCCGCGGCGTCGGCGACGTGCTCCAGGTTCGAGCCCGTGGCCCCGGCAAGCTCCGCGAGCTGCCCAAGGATCGGCCGCACGCTGGCCAGGTCACCCGTCTTTTCCGTGAACCTTGTCAGCGCATCGAGGCCCGCCTCCGTCGAAAAGCCGAACTGCTGGCCCAGAGCACGCGACTCGGCCAGGAGCGACTCCGGCCCCACGCGCCTCGCGTTCCTCGGGTCGCCAGCCACCACTGCCTGGTTCGATAGCTGTGTCGCCATCCGCAGTCCGCGATCTGAGCGCTGCATGGCCCCAGAAAGCGACATGTCGGCCCCCATCGCTGTCAACAGTTCGCTCCCAGTCTGGAACGCTGCGCCTGCCAACATCCCGCCCATTCCGGCCACGCCCCAGGCGATGCGTTTGCGCGATGCGGCGGCGGCCTTGGCCGACTTGTCCGCTGCCCGTTGAGCAGCTCGGCTCTCCGTGTCCGCATGCTTTTCAGCGCGGTTCGCCTCCTGCTGCCGGTTTCTCTCGCGGCGGTCCCAAGCCTTTCGCTCTTCCTTTTCCGCCTTTTCCTTCAGCTTGCGGTCGTCCTCGACCTTCTTTTCAGCCTCCTTGAGCGCCTTCTCGGCCGCTTTCTTTTCATCCGCCGCGGCTTTCTCGCGGCGCTTTTCGTCTGCCTTGAGCTTGGCTTCCGCTTCTTTTTTTGCGGCCTCCGCGGCTTTTTTCTCGTCCGCTGCCGCCTTGTCGCGCAGCTTTTTGCGCTCCTCCCACACCTTCGATTGTTGATCGAGGTCGATGTATGCGTCTTCTATGGCGAGCCGCTGGTCGGCCTTGCGCTTGGCCTTGGCTTCAGCCTCGTGTTGTTTTTCCTCTTCCCGGCGAGCCCGATGCCTTGCGCGCAGCTCGTTGCGGCGCAGCTTGACGTCAAGCTGTCCGTCCTCGACGGCCATGCGCTGCTCAGAACGATGGCGAACGCTCTGTTGCGCCTGCCGCTCCGCACTGAGCTTCCGCTCCTGGTCGCGCCGAAACTTCCAGGTGCGTTTGAGGACGTCTAGCTCCTCGTAGGCCAGGGTGACCGCTTGCTCTTGGTCTTTCTTGCGGGCCTTCTGACGCTCCTTCAGCATCCGTTTGAAGGAGGCAAGGTCCTCATCCGCAGCCGTCTTCGCACTCGTCACGTCCTGCGCGCGGAGCCGCTGCCGGTGCTGAAGCTGCATGCGAAAGACTGCAAGGTCTTCCTGCGCTCGCTCCCATGCCAGCTTTTGCAGCTTCTTCTGGTGCGCCCTCTCTGCCGCTTCCTCCTTTTTGCGAACCCTTTCGGCGCTTTCGCTGACCTTTTTATGAGCCTTTTCGACCGCGCCGGTCACCGAATGGAGAATGGACATGGTCTCCGTGTCGAGACCAAGGCCCAAGCGAATGGTGACAGTTTGCTCCGACACGCGGCGCCCTCAATTAGGTTGCGGGGTCCTCTTCCGGCAGGTAAGGCGAAACCAGGTCTAGGCAATGCCGCAGTAAGCGGCGAACTCGCGCGTCGATGTGCGATGGCGTTCTAGGCAAAGCCCCTAGCATCACGGCGCTCAGACACTCCAAATCCAGAGCGTCCGCTTCCTCGCTAAGCGGGGACGAATCCACATGGAGCTGCTCTACCTCGGCGATGAGCCAGCGAAGGCCCTGGTCCGTGACTGCCATGCGCATCACGTCGGCTGGGGCTGCCTCCCACGCCTCTGGTGGACGGGTGGCATCGTCCGGGTCCGTGATGGCCGCAGCGAGCAGGTGGCAGGCATAGCTCTCACGAAAGGACTGCTCCCGCTGGGCCACGTCGTTGACGTTGGGGTGGAGCACCCATGCCTCGTTCGCAGCGGTCGCCCTCCCCCGCTGAATCGCCTCTTGGCTGATCGTGACCAGCCCGACCCGCTTAGGCCGTACGCTCGCGTCCGCCCCGGCCGCGAACACGTCCGATGGCAGCTCGAGCACGCGCATGGGCTTGCGCGCCGCCACGTAGTCCCCGAACCTCACGGCGCCGCACCTTCAGGGCCCATCGTCGCCGGCACCTCGGGAGCGGCTTCTGGCGCGGAAGCGCCCCCATTCTCCGGAGGCGACGAACCAGGCTGCGATTTGGATGCGCGTGCATCGAGAAGCAGCCTGGCCATAATACGCACTAATTGCCACCGCGTGTGTTGCGCCAATGAAACAAAAGGGTCGGGGTCGCCCTCCGCAATCTTCTCGATGCGTTCCAAGAGGTCCGCGAACGACAAGTCTTGACCGCCCGGGGAGTTTTCCTCCTGCCAACGGGCCTGGTGTTCGGCAAGCAGCATGACGTGCTGCACCGTCACGATGCCCGAGGCCATAATCTCCTCGACCCCGGAAAAGAACGGCACGGGGGCATCGACAGGGCTGTCATGGTCCAGCGTCGACAGAGCCACCGTTTTCAGGGCACGGCCGTACGTATAAAGCGGGTCGTCCGTGTTCAGGGTCGCGCTCCCGCGCGCCTTGGCGAACGACGCGGCATAGGTGGCGATCTCCGCCTCCTCCGCCATGGACAGGACCTTGACGTCAACGAGCACCGTCATGTCCCCAAGCGCAAGGGGGACGGCCAGGCGGGCCCGCCCCCCAAGAGTGAGCTGCGCGAACTTCATCAGCCGGTGATCGTAGGTACGCCGCCCTCGAACGTGCCGGTGCCGGTCGCGACGCCGTTTTCCGTTCCAGAGCCGAAGTCCAGGTTGGTGATGGCCATGTCTACGGACATGATCTTCCCGCCCACCAGCATGGCCACCGGCACGTCACGCTGGGTCATGTGGTAGGTCTGAAGCAACTTGGTCATGTCCGAGCCGCCGACCGGGGTAATCTCGTTCAGCGTCAGCCGGGTCTGCATGGCCCCCTTCGAGTGCGCCAGGTAGCCCTCCTGCCCGAAGGTCGCCGTACGCCCCGACGGGAACGAAATGCTCTGCTGGTTGCAGGTGAAGGCTTTCTTGCCTTCGAGGTAGATCGCAAACGCTTTGACGGTCGGATTCGCCATGGAGATCCTCCTTCAACCCGCCTGCTGGCGGATGACCTGGACGAGCTGGTGCTGAACTCGCGTCACGACAAGGGGAAGTTGCTGCTCGATGCGCTTGGTCGTGCTGTTGAACTGAGTGGCCGGCGGGTTGGCGTCCGGGTCCTCGATCCAACCTGCCGCGGCCCAAGCTCGCAGGCGCGGCCAGGTGATGAGTTGCTCGAAAAGGCGCGGGTATGCGACGTTCGCGGGCGGGTCCAACTCGCCAGGGTCCGGATCCGGCTGCACGAGCGGCCGGCTGGGCCGGAAGTCGGTCTGGTAGGCTAGCTGCAACTCGAGCATGGCGTAGTCCGGGAAGACCGCGTCTCCGATGTCGAGGGTGCGAAAGTCGGGGTACAGGCCGTCCAGCAGGCTGTAACTCGTCACGGAGCGGACGACGCGGGCCTCGCCGTCGACTGATACGATGGGAGTCAACCCATTGTTGAGGGCCGCATTCTGCTCGGCGTCGATGGGCATGTCGTCGGGGTCGAGGTATGCCGGGATGCCAGGCAGCACCAGTTGATCATAGTCCGGCACAGGCGAAGCGTTCTCCGTCCCGGCCCGGATGGCCGCCTTCACCGCTGCGACGACCGCCGGGTGAATGTCCGCGTTGGGCATCCAAAGGACCTGCGCCCGCACGGCGTTCAGGGTGGTCTGGGCAAGGCTCTTGGCGGTCGCATAGGCCGCGCTGGAGCAGAAGATCACATGCTCGTAAAGCATGCTCAGCTCTTCGGCCTTGGCTTCCACGTGGTCCTCGAAGCGGGCCGCGTTGGTGGCGTCGGACGCCGCCGTTGCGATCCGAGCGTATCGGCCGTTCAGCAGCTTCGTCAGGATGGTCGAGACGTCGGGGGCGCCTACCCCGGTGCCAGCGGCACCGGCGAGCACGCGGCTTTGCCCCAACGAGGCGGACCCTGTAACCGTGAACGTGATACCGCTCGGCATCTTGGACGTGTCCACCTGCACCGTCCACTGCTTGCCAACCTCGCCGACGTTCTTGCACGTCAGGGTCAACGTGTTGGTCCCAGCGCTGTAGGCAGCCGAAAAGGGACAACGGGTATCAGCGTTCAGCTTCGCCGCGATCTCGGGGCCAAGGGTGTCCTCCGTGTGGCTCGGCAGGACGGTGCCTTGGTAGTAGACGCCCCCAATGCGAATCTGCCAGAGCCCCGCGGCGGTCGGGGTGCCCGCGAGAAGAATGGTCACGGTCGCCGCGGTGCCAACCGGCTCCGCGTAGCTGGCGATCATGTGTCGTCCCGTCTTGTTAGCCGACAGGCCCTTGCGGGCCATCCAGGCAAGGACGCTCCCGGGCCCCGCAAGGCGGTCGATGTCCTCGTGTGAGAACACCTCGGTCACGTCCGTGTCCGCGACCATGACCCCGTCCGTGGACTTGGGCCCCACGTAGAGGGTCACCAATGGCGCAGAGGCAGCCGACAGAGCGCCGCTGCTGAAGATGATTCGGCCGATGAAGCGCGGCACCTTGTACGTCGGATCGATACCAGTGATCTCAAATGGCATAGATGCCTCCACTCAGCTTTGCGGTAACGTCACCGTGGGAACAGGCCCCGCCTCAAACCCCAAAGCCTGCCGTCGCGCCTCCCATGCCTCCAGCAGGCTCCCGACGGACCTTCCGAACGGGGACAACATGGCCGAACGCTCGCAACGAGCCAGCAGGGCCCCCTCCTGCACCCGGCGCCGATAGTAGGAGGTATCAGGCACGTCTACCTCGGCGACGTGAAACACGAAGGCCCACCGCTTGGACCGAGCGGAGGCGTCGACGTCAGGCATTGCCCCGACGTAGCTGTCTCTGGAGCCCTCGAAAGGCACCGCCGCAGAGGGACGGCCAGTGAGGGCGCAGACCGCCGCGTATGGGTTCGCAGCGACCAGCAGTAGCCTTGGCGCGACCCGCCTCACGAGAAACGCCCTGAGAGCAGCGGAAGGGCATCCGGCGCACCCGGAGGCGCGGCTGGGGCCGCGATGGCTTGCTCCACTCCGTCCGCGACGGCGAAGGCGTCCAGGTCGTCCACAAGCACCTCCGAAAACGTCATCTGCACCTCAACGAAGGGGAAGCGCTTCTCCTCGCCACCATGGACGGGGATGGGCATGTCGCCGCGCTCCACATTTACCACCTCCCACTCCCAGAATTTCACGAACTTGGAGACGAGTGACCCCCGGGTCGCGGCCAGAGGATCGGTGTCCCCCTCCTGCACCCACGCCGGGCATCGCCCTCGCTCGACGCCTGCGTCAATGGCAGACGCCATGGCATTCATAAGCGGTTCTATACGACGCTGCTTGTCCTGATTCGTCGCATGGAACGGGAGCCACCGAAGCACCAGCGTGCTTGGTCGCACCCTGTACCCTGCGGCGATCCAAACCGGGCGGCCAAGGCTGCTGCGCCAGAGGTACAGCGCGGGGGTTGTCAGCGGCCGGAAGGACTGGCGCCCAGGGTCATGGATGAAGGCTCGCTTCACTAGCGGCTGGGCGCCGATGTTGCCTGCGGTGGCATCCCAAACGTCGCCTACCCCGTGCTCGAGGCAGGCCGCGCAAAAGGCCAGCACCACCCGTAAGGCTGGGTCGCCTGCTCCCTCCAACTCGGAATCGACCGCGGCCGGGATATCCCCGTCGCCGTACCCTCCGCCCGTCACGGCGTCACCATGGCCTTCGCCACTTTGCGCCCCAGCACCTTCAGGAACTTCAGCGTCGCCTCGCGCAGAATGGGGGCGGAGAAGTTTGCTGGTTTACGGATGCCTGGGTGGTCGACAATGGTGTACCACACGGGCCCATAAACCGGGTCAACCCAATGCAGTGCCTTCGCGTTGCGGGGCCGGATGTAGTGCCGCTTGGCGCCCTTGTCGACGGCCGCCGCGTAGGGCTGCCGCCACGTTAGCGTCGCTCCGCCGCGCACCGCCATTTCACGTCCCTCGCCGCCGCCGCGTGCGGTCTTCCGGAACTTGATGTTGTCCACGAGACCGAAGGTATCCTGCGGCACAAGACGGCGGTTCGCCACCTCCGCCGCTTTCAGCGCTCGCAGAGCCAGCTCAGCCGCTTCCTTCTGTACGAAGTCCCGGATGCGAAGCTTCATCTCGGCCAATTCCTTGACCGCCGGCATGATGTCGAGATTGAAGCGGATGCTGAACATTCACCCCTCCTCGACCGGCGGCCCAAACTCCACGGGGACCGCTACAAATGGGTCGGGCACCGCCGTTTCAGGGGCCAACGCCTGGGATGGGTTCGGCTGCTCGTTGTGCCCGCGCTGCATGCCAGTGGCGACGTCCTTCGCGTTCGACTTCGCCAGCTCCAACAACGCAGAACCGTTTTCTCGCATCGCAACGTCGCCGCGGAGAAACGAGCGTGCCACCGCAAAATCCAGCTCGATGGCCCACAATTCGTCGCTCACATCCGGCGGCTCTCCGTCGTAGCCGAAAAGCACGTGCCTCATGACGTCAGCCCGCGCCATACGCAAGACGATGTTCACTGCCTGCACGTCGGCCGCGTCTTGGCCATGGTCGCCAAAGATCGCGGTGTAGACCGACGTGCCAAGGGCGGCTTCTAGGTCCTGCATCGTGACGTGGGCCATCCGTCAGCTTCCCTTCCCCGCGGCTGGGGCCACCGTGTCCTTGGTGGCCGCAGGCCCCGGTTTGGAGTCCTTCGTTGATGCTGCCACCGGCGAAGCCGCCTTCGCCTCGAGCGCGCTGGGCGTGGGGGCCGAGGACCGAACCTCGGCTACCACCAGGAGCGAGGAAGCCCGGAGGGCCGCCGCGACGTCCGGCGACACCTCCACCGTCCTCGGGACAGGACCCCAGAACTGGCCGCAGCGCCAGTGCCCTTCGGCGCGGACGGCGTGGACCAGAAGCCGAGTCATGGCTTCGCCTTGCCGATAAAATGCCAATGGCTGGGCACGCACTTGCCCCGCGCATCGGCGCCGTAGATGAACTTCTTCTGAAAGAAGACGTTCGGGCTGTTGGGGTCTTGCAGGCTGGTGAGGACCGGCAACTTGCGCTTGAACACCTTGAAGGGCTTGCGCGCGTTGCGGACGTCCGCCATGTACCACGAGCCATCCGTGATTTCGGGCAGGACGAGGACGCGGGTGGTACCGCGAAGGACGTTGTCGATCTGGCCCGTAGAATTGGCCACGCCGACCGTCACGGGCTGGGTGTTCGACTCCGTGATCTGACGAGCCACCACCTCGTTGTCTGCGCCCACCACGAGCAGGTTCGGCCGACAGTTGATGAGCTTGCCATCGGCGCCTCGAAGCGTCTGCATGCGCATCCGCACGTAGGCGTAGTTATCGAAGGTGAGTGGGCGGGCCGTGAACAGGTTCGCCTGTGTGGTGCCGCCAGGCTCCGCCGGGTTCACCGGGTGATCCGTGTCGAAGAAGAACTGACCATCGTACGTGGAGAGCGCCTCTCCAGCCAGAAGCGCTTCGGTCACGAGGTCGCTCCAGAGTCGACGGCCCGCCCGCCCAAGGTCGTTGACCACGTCGCGGTACTTGCCGATCTGGTCATCCTCTACGTCGTTGCGCATCACCTCGACCATGGCCTGGTAATCGAGGGGAATCGCAGACTCCTCGAAGACAGAGAAGTTGCTGCTCTGCCGCTGGTCCTTCCACTCCGTCATCTTGACGGTGGAGGAGACCACCATGTGCTTCTCTTCGGGCCTCGTGGTGCTTTGCTCGCTGGCAAGCTCCATCGCAGGCTCCTCTTCGGAGGCGAAGCCTGACAGGTACGTCGCTCGGAGTCCTGCCTCGAGCGCCTTCAGATCATCCGGGGTATTCAGCTCCATGTCACTCTCCTCAGATGCCGACGCCCATGCGCACGTAGACGCCTTCGGCGGTTACCTTGTGGATCTTCCCTGCCCTGGACCGAGTGCCCGTCCCATCGGTCTTCGCTACGGTCTGGTCGTCGACCACGTAGCAATCCTTGAACAGGTCGGCCTGCGTGATGAGGTCGCCCGCCGAGGAGTTATCCCAGAGGAACGTCCCCTCTTCGGCAAGCGCCTCCTTGGCGCCAGCGGACCCCGTGTTGTTCACGGTCTGGGCCCATCGGCCCACCGCGATCAAGTTGAGTGCGGTACCTCCAGGTCGCCCGTAGCCAGCATCGATCATAGCGATGCCTCCGGCATACACCTGCGTGGTGGCCTTGAGCGGGAGCGAATGGATCCGCTCCACGTGCCCCAAAACTCGCGTCTTCTCTCGTCGACTGGTCAACGGTGCCATGCTTGCCTCCGTCTAGTGTCAGGCCGCGCCGGCTGCGACGCGAGCCGCAAGGATCTGCTCGTCCGACAGTTTCAGTTGCTTCTGTACCGCCCGCTCGGCGTCCGTCAGGGCGCCACGGCTCGTGTCTGCGGGCGGGGGGGCTTCCGGAGCGGTGTGGACCGCGGGCAGCGCGCTCAGGAACGCCTTCAGGCCGTCCGGGTTCGCCGCGGCGAAGTCCCGCGCGGCCCGCTCCAGCGCAGGGTTGGTGAGGCGCCCCTCGGCCCGAGCCTGCTCGAGAAGCCCCTCAACCTTCAGGGCCGCCAGCTCGGCGCGGAGCTTCTCCACCTCCACGGTCTGCTTCTCGAGCTGCCCGGCCATCTCCTGGGCGGCGTGGTGGGTGGCCTGCATGACCGCCGTCACCTCCACCAGCGACTCCTTGCGGGTCAGCGCCTTGGCCCCCGCAATGAAGCCCCGCTGCACTTCGGCCGCCGCTACCAGCTCGTCCTCCGAGGACGACGTCGAAACACCGAGCGCTACGCACAGCGCCACCATCTTCTTTGGATCCATCTTCTTCTCCTGTTTGACATTGGCGGACAAGGCATAGACGGCGGCTTCAAAACCACCCACCTCGTCCGCCAAACCTGCGTCTACCGCCGCCGCTCCCATCCGCGTCCCAGCTTGCAGGCTTTTGATCGCCTCGCGCGTGAGGCCCGGCCTGTTGGCCGCCACCAGTGCCGCGAACTGGCCATCCAACTCGACCAAGCGGGTCCGGAACCGCCCAAGGGCCGCTTCCGACATAGGCACGTAGGGGTGCCCGTCCGCCTTCTCGGCGCCGGTCTTGACCACGGCGACGTTGATGCCCGCCATTTCCAGCGCCTTCGTCTGCTCGGCCATCACGCCAATGACGCCGATGGAGCCCACCACGCCGCTTGGAGGAACGACGATACGGTCCGCCAACGAGGTCAGGCCGTAGGCTGCCGAAGCCGCAAGCTCGTCCACGTACGCTACGACAGGCTTCTTGGCCGCTGCTTTCGCCTCACGCATGTGGCGAACTGCCTCGAATAGTCCGGCCACGTGGCCACCCGGACTATCCATCATCAGCAGCACGCCAGAGACGTCCTCGTGCGCCATGGCCAGGAGGAAGTTGTCCCTGATTCGGTCGTACCCCTCAATCGTCCAGAACCAGAAGTCCACTGCGCGCTGGAGCAGCGGACCAGTGACGGGCACAACAGCCACGCCATTGGAAAGAACCTCGAAGGGAAGCTCCTTGCCCGCCTTCGACCCGCCCAGCCTGGCTTCGATGCCAGCAATGGCGGGGAGCGGGCGAGGCAACGAGGACAACGTCCAACCGTGCGCGAACGCATCCGGCAGAATGGCCATGGTCGAATCGTTGACCCACGGGGGCTCTGCGCGGTCCAGGCGCAGGACGATGGACCGACGATTGGTGGTCGGGTCCGTAGAGTAAGGAGGCGGAGCGAGACGGGGGTCGTCGGTCATGGCACGTTCCTGAACAGCGTAATGGGGAAGACGCCGGCGCCCCCGAGAACCAGCTCAAAATCCACCTCGATGCTCTCACCAGCGAGGAAGCGAAGGGTCGTCGACGTGCCCGAGGCGTTGACCACGAGCGTTCCCGCGCCGTCGGCCCGCACCTTTCCCCAGCGAGCGATGCCAGCAGCCATCGCCGCAGCCAAGTCGGCGCAATCGACAGGCCCACAAAACTTGCTCATGGCTTCCTCTCCGGTCCCTGAATGTTCGAGTCTTTTGCCGTGCTCTGCAACTCCGAGGTGCGCAGTGGCAGACGGAAACGATGAGCAAAGCGCGCTATGTCTACATCCACCCCTAGTCCGAGAAGGCGCTCGAGGGCCGCCGCGGCACGGTCCTGTGTCGCCGCAGAAGCGGCGATTGAGTCTGCCGTTTCCGTGTCCCAAATCGGGTAAATGTCTCCTGCCTGCTGGCCAAAGCGGACCTTCACGTAATGCCTCAGAAGGTTTTGGCCAAAGGCCGTCCCCGCCACCTCCGCGTCGAACTCCAGATAGTCCTGGCGAACACGCTCGGCCGCCTTGCCGGCGGCATAGGACCCGCTCTCCCGGACCTCGGTTGTGAGGTTCTGGCCCAAGATGAGAACCGCGACGGCGACGTCTGCGTTCCGGACACGTCGGTCGAACGTGTCATGGTCAGGAGGGCCAAACTCAACGGATTTCAGATCGTAGCCATGCGCCAAGACCATGCCGATGCGTGTGCGCAGTTTCGCGAGGTCCGCCGCGAAAGCCTTACGGTCCCGGTCCATGGCCTCCCGCGGGCTTAGTCCGACCAGCGCGGACCGCCCTCGAGCCTCGTTCCTTCGCGCCCAGTCGAAATCGGCGAAGGTCTTCATCAGCCAGAGGATGGCCAGCGGCGCAATCAGCCCGTACCGCCAAGGCTCCCCTCCCCCGAACGGCGAGAAGACAAACCATCGACCATCGTTGGGCGTGATTTCAATCTCCTCCGGAACGACCTTGCCGTTTCGGAGCTTGCCGACCATGAGATAGTGCTTCCGCGTCTCGTGGTCGAAGCGCACATGCCTCGGATTTTTCACGGTCAGGCGAGGCATCCAAACCCGCTGCCGCTCCTCGTCCCGGTACCAGGAAATCTCCGCGAGCCCGAAGTTCAGCAGCAGCGCCCAGTTGACGAGCTGTGTCATCGTGGACTCGGGGACGATGCGCCACCACTCGCCGTTGTCGAAGAGCGCCCTTGCGGCCTCGCTCTCCGTGAGCTTGATGCCGCCTCCCCGCCGGGATACCTGCGGGGCCACGGAGTCAAAGGCGAGCGGCGTCCCAATGAGGGCGTGGCTCCGCGTCTGGAGGCAGCCACGTATCTTCCCGTCCGTCTGCACGGCTTCGCACAGGTCGGCAAGCTGCTCGAGCTTTCCGTTGTCCCATGCCTCGTCGAGCGCCGCATTCACCCGTGTGGGCGTCCAGTTGCGAACGGTCTCCGACCGGCGAGGGTCGTACTCCGGGATGCTTTCTCGGGGCTCCTGCGAGGCGAATGGGCTGGGGATGGGGTCCACCGCGACGGCCGCGCTGGGCTGGCTCCCGCCGCGCAGCACGCCGATAGCCTCGAGGGCGCGGTCGAGCAATGTCATGCCGTCTCTCCGGCTGCCACGACTGGTTGCGCCGTCGTTCGCTTGCGCGAGGCGCCGCGCGCCCCCCCATTGCGCGCGGCCCTCTTATCGGCCTTGTTCTGTTTGGCCAAACCTTCACGCCAAATGGTCGGCTTCATCCGCGTCGTCCTCGGCAAAGTCGGAACTATAGCCGTATTCCTCGGCATACTGGCGCAGGATTCGAGTCTTGAAGCCACCCTGGTCGTCCTCCGCCGCACGCCCCGAGATGGGCACGGCAGAATACTCGGCGCCAGCCTCGCCGAAGGTCGCCAGGCCCAGAGCGTCCGCCCTGTCCGGAGACCGGCCAAGTCGCTTCTTGATCTCCTTCTTGCTCTCGACCTTGCGTCGGCCTTTCTCGTCAAAAGAGTAGGCAGGAGCGATGAGGTCTCCGAGAAGAATGCTGTCATCCGGAATGGCCCCACCGTTGGCCAGGAAGGAGTGGATGCCAAACCACAACTCGGAGCGCCTGTCTGGGAACTGGTCGGGTTGTGTGGATGACTCCGCAACGTTCACCTCCACGAGCCGGATGCGCCCTCGATTGCCATCCTCGCGGAGCTGGTCCGCAACGCCCCCGCCCACCCCTATCACGTCCACGTGCACGCTGACCACCTCGCCGGGGGTCATGCGAAGCGAGTCGGCTACGTTGCGCACCATGGCGGCGACGGCCACCGTGTCCAGGCCGTTCACGGCGTAGAAGCCCAGGACCTTACGCCCCCGCCGGGCGGCAATGACGGAGTCATCGTCCCCAAACCGAGCCACGTCCACGCCCAGAACCAACTCCCCATCCGCCGTCGTGTCCTCGTACCGCGCGACGGCCGCCTCGACGAGGGCCAGCGGGATGACTACGTGGCTCCCCTGTTTGGGAAAGTTTCCCGCAACACGCACCTCGTAGAGCGGATTCGTCCGGCCCCAGGTGCGGAGCTTCTCCTCGCACCAGCCCCGCGTCGCCAAGCCTTGGCCAGGCGGCCCGCGCTCCGCCGCGTCGACCGACGACAGGTGGTGAAGGTCCCAACCGAGGTCTTTATGGAAGGCGTCATAGAAGAAGCCAGAAAGCTGGGTGGGGTTGCTGAACGCTCCGACCTTCGCCCCTCCAGCGCGGTTGCCCTCGAGCGCCATGTAGATGGAATCGGGAACGCCGGAAGCCTCGTCGATGAGGAAGAGCATCGCCGGGCCGGAGTAGCCGGCCATCTTTTCGGCGTCCTTCGTGAAGAACCCCACCACTTCGCGGCCGTCGGGGTATTGCAGCCCCGACTCCGGCAACTCGTGCAGGTTGCCGCCGAGCGGGACGCGAGCGCGGTTGTAGAGGCGCTTGAACTCTTTCCAGAAGATGGCCTTGACCTGCCGGTGCGTGGGCGCGGTCACGATGACGCGGGCCCGCTCGAAGCAGCTCACAAACCAGAGCGCAACGCACGCAAACGCCGTGCTCTTCCCTGTCTTGTGACCGCTTCGGCAAGCAACAAGGTCGTGCAGCGCAAACGCCCGGATAAGGCGCTCTTGGGCCTCCCACGGCTCGATGGCCAACACCTCGCGGGCGAAGCCTACCGGATCGCTCCGAAAACGGTCGAAACGAGGTTCACGTCCCACCTCGAGGGAGGCGAGGCGCTCCGCGGCTACCCTGGCTAACGGCGATTTCAAGGACACGCTGGTACACCTCCGATGGCAGCTCCGCCCGACACGCCTCGAGGAACTCCTCCATCATCATGGAGACACGCCCCTCCACCTCGACCTGCACCTTTTGCCTGAACTCGGGCGAATAGGCGGCCAGCAGGAACTTGTTCCAGCCAGTGTCTTTCGCCACGCTGGCGACGTCGTTGCCCTGCCTCACGATCATCGCCTGGCGCTCGCCGATGATCTGGTCGTACGACTCGATGAAGACCCCATAGATCGGGTGCGCCTCCGGGTCATCCGCGAGGCGCCGGTACTTGGCCAGAAGCTCCTTCGTGATGCCATTGGAGCGGCAAGCCTGCTCCGGCACCTGCCAGTCCTGAATGGCCTTGAGGACGGCGTTTGCCTTGGCCCGCGTGAGCTGGTGGCGGAGCTGCAACGTGCCGTGATGGTTCGCCCGCGCCAAGGGCGCCACGTCCACGTCGAGGATCGCCGCGCGGGTCAGGTCCCCTTCCGTGATGTGAGCCGCGGCCTGGCTGCGCGCCACGTCATTCAGGCTCGCGACCGAGGGCTCGTCCCGAAAAGTGTCGTCCTCGTCGCCTCTGCCTCTCCTGGCCATGTGCCGACTCTGGCACACAATAGGTTGACCTGGCCAGCCGTGCCGAGGTATCGCCCCGAGGATGGAAGCAAATCCTTTGTCCGGATTCGTGATGGCCATCCTGCTCCGCGAAGTGCCTGCGGAACACCATCGGTGGACAGGGGAGCGTCACGAGGTCACCCTGGCTCGTTACGAGAATCTGGCAGACGCCATTGCGAGCGTCGCTGCCGACGAGCACGAAGCCGCCATGCTTGCCGTCACGGCCGCGGCGGAGAGCGCCATCCGCGCCGATGTCCTGGCCTGCCAACGGTGGGGCGACGGCGGGCCCAAGGCCAAGGCATGGGGAGCGTTCGGCGTGGTCACCCCGAAGGCCGAGGCGTGCGGGCCGCTCCCGGTCCAGGCGGCACTCGCCCTGCGGCTTCTGCGGACGTCCCTCGCCGCGTGCGCCCATCGGCCCACGCCTTACCGCATGGCCTGGTACCTCTCCGGGTCCTGCTCCCGAGGGGCCCAGGAGTCGGCGCGCCGCTGGCGCATCGCATCCCGCCACGCCCGAGAGTGAGCCGGGCGCCCGAAAAAACGAAAGGAGCGCCCCCCGAAGGGAACGCTCCTCTCGCGCCACTCGTCTCGGGAGGATCGGAGCGACAGTTCGACATGGCCAGGTTGGCCGCGGCCTGGGGGGAGGTCGCTCAACCGTGCACTGGCGAACGGACCCACCTTAGCCGAGCCACGCCGTGGCGCAAGAGCTAGAACAACGAGCCCTGGCGCTTCGCCGCTTCCTGGGCCAGAGCTTCCGACTCTGCTCGGGTGAGGCCCACCACCTGCCGGCGGCAGGCATCGCAGAATGCGCGGAGGCCCCAGCGCTCGCAGTCCCACACCGTCACCGCGCGCCGCCGGCAACGCGGGCCCGTGCATCGCCCCGCCGAGCGACGCATCCCCAAGTCGAAATCCATGTGCTTCTTGTCGACCTGCCGAAAGCTCAATTCGGCGCTCCTCTGGGGATGGCGCGTCGGCCCCACCCGACCATGGCGAAGGGCTCCGGCGCTGCGATGGGCGCGCGGACGGGACGCCCCGCTCCCCACCGCGCCATCGTGCACTCGGCGCATCGACGGAGCAAGACCCCCTCGTGGTCAGGCTCCACCGTCGCCGCACACCGCCCGCACGCACACGTCCCCTCGCAGGTAATCGCCATCATGTTCGCCTCCCAAACGGTCAATCGTCAGGCATCGACGCGAACGTACGACTATCGAATTGCATACGCAAGAGGCGGAGTCATGATTTCAAGGTGACGCCCTACCGCGAGCCCGCTACCCTCCGGCCTAGCCCCCCGGCGCCGGCTGCGCGGTCGTGGTTGTCGTCCTTCCCCTGGCCTGCTGCCGGTCGCGCGGCCGGCGTCGCGGCGGGCCTTGCCGTCGCCATCGGCGGAAGCGTCTGGCTCCTCGCCGTGGTCCTGACGTGGCTCTCGCAGAACTTCGGGGTGCTGCTTTTGCTCGGGTTCTGGGTCTTCGGCGCCCGCGGGGGGCGGAGGAGCCGGGTTGCGCCCCAAGGGCACTGGCCGAGCGGTAGGCGGCGCTAGGCCAGGGCGTCTCGCGTGGCCACGTCTACCCCCCACTCCTCCGCGCACGAGGGGCAGTCGCCACCGTCGGAGAAGTGCCAGGTGTCGCCATGGGGGCATTCCACGGCCGCGCACCGGGCGCACCCGGGCACCGTGCAGGGGTAGTGCTTCTGGGCCTCGGCGAGGAGCAGGAGGGAGCGCATCCCGAGCGCCAGGGACCAGTCGGCCCCCCTCAGGGAGAGCCGCCAGAGGCACGCCCCGCAGACCCCTTGGTGGGTCCAGTGGATGCACCCGGGCGTGATGCACGCCGCCAATTCCGCACGCGCGGCACGCTCGGCATAGCGGCGAAGAGCCGGTCCAACTGCTCGTTGTTGAACCTTCGGCTGGCCTTTTGCAGCTTCATGGCTCGCGTCTCCACGGTGCGGCACCATGCCCGCTGCCGGGCGCTGAGCGGACGACGAAGCTCCGCCACCATGAGCCCCATGCGCCAGAAGGCGTTCATCTCGCGCTGCCGCAGGTACAGGCGGAGCTGCGTGCAGAGCCGCCGCAGAAGCGCCAGGTCCAGAGCCGCCATCCGCTCCGCCTCCTCCTGCTCCTCCGCCGTCTCCGCCGTGTGGGCCCCCAGCTCCGCTTCTAGGGCGAAGTCCAAATCGTCGTCGGACAAGCTCCTCCTCCTCAGGCCGCATACAGCACTCGAGCCCCACCCACGTCGGGGAGCTTCGCCACGCTGCAAAATCCGTCCATGGGGTCCGGCTCCAGGCCCCAGAACGAAAGCGCGAGCAGTTTAGCCTCGTCCCCGCTCGCCGCCCGGACGAGCGCGAACTTCTTCGCTCCACCCGCGAAGGCCACCCAGACCACCGTCCACATCTCCATCTAGAGCTTCCTTTCGCGGCAAAACCGCTGCCACCTCGCCTCCGCCTCCGACTGCGACCTTCGGATTTCCCTCAAGTCTGCACCGCAGAAAGGGCACCAGTCGAGGGCCGCGCGAAGGGTCCGACCCCTATCCCACCACATCCAGAGCGTAAGGGGCCGCTCCCCGCGCCGGAACACCTTGGGGCTCTTGGGGTCGTCCAGCGCTTCGCGCATCCGTCTGCAAAAGTCCCCGCGCACACACCGACGTGGAACGTCGGGCCACTCCGTAATTTCAGGCAGAGGCATGGTCCTTCAGCATCCGCCGCATGGCCGCATTCTCGCTCATGAGCCGACGGAGGAGTTGCTTGTCCGAACCCGTAACCGGCTCGGAAAGGTCCGTCCCGGTCATGGACCGCAAGGTCTCCCATTCGAGGCGCACGAGCCTAATTCTCGAGACAAGAAGGCTCTCACATTTTTTCCGGTGAGCTTTGGCTTCTCCGCCCAGCGGCTTGCCGCAGTGTGCGCACCTGTCGACGCTTCCTCGGTGAAGCAAGCCCGCGCACTTCCAGCAAAGCCGGGCCCCGGTGTAGCTGTTCGGGTAGAAGCGCTCGGTCAAGCACGCGCCGCAGGACCACACCGTCATCCCCTTTCGCGGCACGTCCGGGCGATAGGCTGGGTCCTTCAAAGCGTGAACGCACCGCCAGCACACCCCAGGCATGGCGGTCTCCAGGCTCTCGCGAATGGGGGCGCGCTCCTTCTTGCCGCATACCTTGCACGTCACCTGCGCCCCGAGCCTGCTAGTCACGGAGCACCCGTAGCCTGGAGAGTCCCGCGAATTCCCCGCCACACCCGCCGCAGGCGATGGCCGCCCCGGAGCGCATGGCCAGGTCCCAATCCGCCGCGTCGAGCGAAGAGACCGAGCCGCAGCCAAGGCAGCGCAGGTGTGCGCCCCCCTTCCACCATGACATGCCACAGGCGACCTTAGTTGGACGCTGCTTCGCCGGGTTCATCCGCGCAATCCTCTTCCATCTTGTCCGCTACGCCGGCCGCCACAAGGCGCACCGACACCACTTCACCCAAATGCCGCGCGCAGAGCCCGGCATGAACCACGAGGAGAGCCAGGGCTTCGTCCAGCATGGTCACCCCCAGCTTCGTGGCCATCGTCCGCCGTTCCGCACCGTGCGACCGAAGCAAGGCTTCGCGCGACACCACACGCGCGGTCTTCATGAGGGCGGCCACCTCGGCCAGGGCGTTCTCTGTCTTTGCCATCACGAGCCGTTCCCTTCCGTGCCGCCATCCGATTCACCCTCCGCGGCTTCCATGGTGCTTGCAACCTGCAAGCACGCGCGATTGTGATTCAGCCAGTCTCCGGTCGTCCGAGAGAGCATCTCCACGGCCATCTGGTGCGCACACGCCGAGCACGTGCCCATCGTCATGCACGTGCGAGCCCAGTGCTTCAGCAGCATCAGCGCCGTCACGTGCATGAACTCGAGGGATAGTTCCTGATCCTTCGTTAGCAACGAAAGGACGCGCTGCACGTGCGCAATGCCCCGGTCGATCTCCTCCTCGTTCGTCATCCGTCCACCGCCTCCAGGCAGTCCTCTGCCGTATCGTTCGAGGTCGCGGGGCGCTTTTCGTCCGCCCACGCTTCCACGGCCATGGCCATCGCAATGCGCACGAAGGCGTGGGCAAGGCTGGGAAGTCCCGTCTCGGGGTCCAAACGAAGCCCGTTTGCCCACGCAGTCACGTGGCGACGTGCGGCTTCGGCGTGGTCCAAGGACGACACCTTGCGAAAGTTGCCAGGCGGATACTTCTTTGCGCCCTCCACGAGCACTCGCAAGCCGTCGAACGTGGCCATGCTTAGGGCTGCAATCTCGTCCTTCTCAACCAGCATGCATTCACCTCTACGGCCGAAGCCGCCCGCTCGTCCACCAGACCAAGTGCTCGGGCGTGCGCTTCGATGTTGTCGCCCATAAGCTCAGAGACTAGAAACCGTGCATGCACCGTAACTACGCCGATATCCTAAGACGTTGCGGGGCACCCCTTTGGTGGGACGACCGCGGCGTGCCCAGGTACGAGCGCTTCGCCCCGGCGCTCCTCGGGCAGCTTACGTCCGCCGCCGCCCTCCTCCGCATTCGATGCGTCTCCTGCTCGACGGAGTTTGTCGTGGCATGCCACGGGCCCGCCCCACGCCTCCGGCACTTGATCGCCGCCGGCACCATCACCTGGGGACCCCCGCCCTTCCTGCCCTGCTGCGAGCTGGGCCCCCGGCTATTCTCGGCGGTTATCGAAGTGGTGGAGTTTTGGACGCTCGACGGGACGTGGACGCGGGACCGGGACGCCGAGCGCGTGTTCCCCGCCGTCCACGAGCCCACGGAAGACGATTCCTCCGCCGGGGAGGAGGACCCGGACGGGGAGACGTCAGGCATCCCCACCCCGCGCTTCTTCTAGGTCAGTCGCTCGTCGAGGTAACGGTCGACGTTCGGCCATGCAGCCCGAAGTGCTCGGTAGCGAGACTTCTCGCCGCGCACTTCGCCGGGGCCCATCACAAGCAACGCGGCTTCCTGCGCAGACAGCGGAGAGGCACCTGCCGCCAGGTCCCGCATGACCACCTCCTCCAACTCCCGCAGCGACAGAATCACGTCTGCATCCTGAAATGCTGCCGTTCGCAAGTCGGTCGCGATGGCGCGGACCCGGCGCACCCAGGCGATGCGCTCCCGACCTGGCATGGCGGGCCGCGTCACGGTTCCGGACCCGTCACGAGGGCGCGGGGCCCGGGGGCCAGAAGCCGCTCCGCCTCCTCCTCGGAAGGCCCCTCGGAGGGCTCCTCCCCCCCTCGCGCCTCCAGCTCCCCAGGACACGGCGACGCCTCGACCCAGGAGCCGTTGACCCGCCCCCAGAGAGCCCCGCGAGGGCAGCCAATGAGGGTCGCGGAGGTCACGATCCGCCCCCCACACGCCGAACACCGATGGGCCGTCATGGCGATACCCCCCGAGCCTTGGCGAGGCGCCGGGCTTCCCGCGCCAGCACCCCACGGAGGGGCGCGTACCCACCGGGCCAGTTACGCACCGTCGCAAGAATGTCCTGAGGCACGTGACCCGCGGCCCGAAGCCACACGTCCACGTCCTCGCCAAGAACCTCCGCCACCCGCACGACCCACGACGCCGCCGGGTGGCATTCACCCCGCTCCACCCGCGAGACATAAGTCGGGGATGCGTCAATGAGCCGCGCTAGCTCGCGCAGACTCAGGGCCGACGGACGCGACTCCCGCGCACGGACGAGCAGCGCCCCCAGCGGCGTCGACTCCCGTCGGCTCACGTGTTTTCGCGGCATGGCTCCACCTTCCGCACGGCTTCGACCCATGCCCGCACCGAGCGGCGCGACGTGCCCATGTCGGCGCAGTAGGCGTCGGGAAGCCCCTCCACGGCCACAAGCCAATGCCCGCTGGCTACCTGGTAGGGCGCGCCACGCACAACCCCCTCGTAGCACCGTCGGCCACCTAGCACCGGGAAGTACAGCACCCGGTCTCCGTCCCCTAGCGCGTCAGAATGTGTCCCTGCCCCAGTCATGCTCATGCCTCCTCACCTTCTTGGCCCCCGCCTCACGCTCCGCCCGCAAGATGACTCGCAAGCTCTCGCACGCCACCCGAGGCCCGTCCTCCCGCTCCACCACCCGGCCCTCGACGTACAGCAACGTTCCCCGCGGCAGCCTTGACCGCGCCGCGTCCGAATACCGATCCGGCATCTCGACCACGCACGTGTCCCGGGTGGACTCCCACTCGCCGCTCCGGGACTTGTAGCGCCGCTCGATGGACAGTCGAATGCGGGCCCCTGAGGCTCCCCGTTCGCCGAACACCATCGTCACCTTGCCCACCACGTAGGCCCGCGCGAAAGAGCCCCCCGCCGTCATAGCCACGTGCCCACGATGCACGGCTCGTCCGTCGGCGAACGAGCCAGAAACACCCGCCCCTCGGGCACCATCGCCTCCGCCCGCCGGCGCGACGGAGACCTGTACGCCACCCCGTTGACGGGTTCGGGAGCCCCCGGCACCACGAACCACTGGCGCACCACCCACTCCCCCGGCGCATCGTCCGGCGACTCGTAGAGCACCCACATGTCCAAGAGCGATGTCGCCTGGCTCATGGGGACCCCACGTTCGCGACGCCCGCATGACGGCGCCACGCGACCAAGAACGCCTCGCGCAAGGATGGGTCGGCAAGCCCAGGCCCGAACGCCGTGTGCAGCTTTTCCGCCAGATAGGGCACCTGCCCCATCGTCCACGACGCCCTACAACCAGGAGGCGCCGCAAGAAGCGCGTCCGCGTACTCGCGCACCACGATGCAGAGTGCACGCATCCCCTCGTCGTCCGCCAACTCCGCCACCTTCTCGAACTGCTCCGCCAACCAGGCCACCATGGCTCTGCGACCTTCCAGATTCATCCCATGCCTCCCGTCACTCGTGCCCGAACCACAACACCCGCGCCGCTTCCGTCACGTCCTCCCCATCCTCCTGCGCGTCCACCAGCTCCGCATACGTCGGATCTGCGTCCAGCTCCCCGCTCGTCCGCCATGCGCCTTGCTCCCCTCGAGCACACTGGTGGCAGAGAGACATAACAGGCGCCCCGCCCGCCTTCGCCAGCGCTTCCGCCAGCGATGCAGCCTCCACCTCGAAGAGCAGCGTGATTTGAGGGTTCACCACAAATGTGTAGCGCTTCATGCGTCTCTCTCCCTTCCGCAACCTAAGGCAGCAACGTGGCGTTGAACGCCAAGGGGTGGGCCGTCGCCTCGTCCCTTGTCATCCCCGCGTGGACCAGCGCCGACTCGCACACCATGCCCTTGCGCCGAACCATGCACGGGCCTTCGCTCTGCGCCTGGTGCTGACAAGCGTCCTCGATGGGGCACCTCGGCACCTCCAAGGCATCCGCCAAGTCCTCGGCACCCGTGTCCACCCTGCAACGCCCCGCCGCCTTGTCCCATCCGCTCCGGCACCGCGTGCAGGCGGTGACTTCCATCCAAACCGCCGCCGAGTAATGCTGCGGGCAGAGCATGGGGAGGGCTCGCTTGGTCATGGGCCTCCGGGCCGCTCGGGGACGAGAAGCGGCGTCCAGTGCGTCACGTAATCGGGGAAGTCCTCGGTCAGGGGGTCGCCGCAATACGGGGGCTCGACGATAGGAAAGACCCACCAGAGGCAAGGCCCGTCATCCTCGTCCCAGTCCGCCTTCGGGCGAGGCGTGAGCGCATCCTCAAGCCGCCCCTCGACCAAACGGAGGCGGTCCACCTCCCGCGCCACGTCCTCGGGACCCTTGGTCAAGACGGGCCCATCCGGCTGCACGAAACCCAGGACCGTCATCAACTCCCACCATGAATGATGCCCCTGGACCACCGCCCGGAGCGTCTCCTGCCGAAAGACCGCCACGCGGCGCCACCACTCAAGCGCCTGGCCCAACCGCTCCGCGTCGCACCGACACGGCGTCTGGACCCGAATGCCATCGGGGTAGGCCACCCGGCACGACTCCGAGGTGCACCCGTGCACCGGCATGTCGCGCGGGGGCCGTTGCATGTCCCGAAGCCGAGCCCTGAGCCGGCGGAGAGCAGACCCGTCCTTCATAGCCGGCTAACCCATCCTCCCTCGGCCTGCCACACGTGCCCGTGCGCCCGCAGAATCCCCATCAGGCCCCCCATCTCCTCCTTCGTCATCCGCCAATACGCCCCCTCGCGCCGCTCGGCCATGAGGGCGCGCAACTCGTCCAGCCCATACGCCCGCCCGGCCACCATCCGCTCCCCCACGGCGGAGGCCCGGAGCACCACGCGCTCCCATGACGTTAGCTTCGCGCACTTCGTGTGCCACATGATGAAGCGCGCCGTGCGGCCCAGCCAAAGCGCCTCGCCGTCGGGGCTGTGCGGACCGTCAAACCCCGCGAACATCCCCTCGCACCCCGTGCACTCGAGCGCCCGCTCGGGGCCGTCCCACGTCACCACGACCCATGGGCACTGGCACGCCTCGGGCGGAATGGCCTCCTCGTTCATTCCTCCACCTCTTCGTCGAACGCGCGCACGGCGTCATGCGCCTTGCGCAGACGGCGCCAGAGGGCCTCGCTCGGGTCTTTGCCGAGCCTGTAGCACGCCAGCAGATCATCCCGCGCCTTCACGGCCGCGCGAAGCGCTCGCGCGTGACGCTCCCAATTCACCTGGTTCACCAGCACTGAAGCCTCCGCTCTCCCGGCACAAACACCTGCGCCGGGAACGTCCAGAGCCCGGCCTTGCGCATCACCCGAGCCGCGAAGCGCAGGTCCCCGAAGTGCAAAAGAGCCCCCTGGTTCTCCGGGTTCTTTCGCTCCCCGCCCTTCACCGGGTCCAACCATCGCACCCGACGGCGGAACACGCCCGCCATGGCCTTCTCCCCCCACTCCACGCCCGGCGGCTTGTACGCCGCCGACTCCGCCGCCGACGTGAAAAGCACCTGCTCGTTGAAGAGCGCCACCGTGACCGGCATCTTCCACCTGGCGTGCACCGTCGCCGCCCACACGATGGCGTTCCGCACGTGCACCCCCCGCAAGTCCCCAGGAGGGTTGCAGTAGAGCGCGCTGGACGCATCCAGCACAGGCTCGTACCGCCACCACTTGTCGGGCCCAAAGCCGCACGCCGGTCGACCGAAATCCAGATCCAGGTTCACCCGGCGCATGCCCGCGCACGCGGGGCGCGTCACGTCGAACGTGTCCCCCTTCCGCGGGTTCATCGCACAGACAAGCTCGACTACGCTTGGAGGAGTCCCCCAGTCGTCGCGATAGGACGCAGGTTTGCGAGCAGCCATCGGGCTCCCTTTCGACCGAAACGCTTCTGGAAAACGCCAGGGGTAAACGCGAGGAAAGAACGGTGCGGGCATCGTGCGAATCCGCGCAAAATGGTCGGCTCTTGGTGCGGAGTGCCGACCAGGTCCCTCCGGCCTGGGAATCCCCGTCCCTCGCGCCCCAGGACGTTTCGCTTTTCGCGGGACGGTGGAGACAAAACCCCGGTCTCTCCCGGGCGTCACGACTCGCTACACGGCGTCGTTCCCTGAGTCCCCATAGGCGGCTCGGTTCAACGTCACCTACTGCGCCAACGGGTCCTTCCTGCGGCGCCCGCACCCCGCGAGCGCCAAACCCTCACCCCTCCGCCCCGCTCCCCGCGACCTCACGCGGGGAGTTGGGCCCGAACACCAGCCAAATGCCCCACGGGTCCGACTCCAAGAGGTCCCCCATCAGCACGACCGACCATCCCGTCGCCCGCGCCCGCTCCACGTCCCCAGGATGGGCCAACTCCCACCGCCCGCCCCCCCGCAACGTTGCATCATCCTCCCCAGGCGCCTCGTCCCGAAGGGTGATGCACTCCCGTCCGTTGTAATTCGCGACGGCAAGGCTCCACGCCCCGTCTTCTTCCTTCTGCCCCATGAGCCTCGACGAGAGAACCCGCGACAGGTCGAATGCCTCCACCGTCGGCCACGGTTCCCCGAAGGACTTGAAGAGGGCCGGGGCTTCCTCCCATGGGCGCACGAGCCACCTTCGCCCGTGCTTCAAGCTCCCGTCCACGAGCACCGCCGTTGTCTGCGCCGCAATCCCCTGGAGCTGCGCCCCGGTGCACCGATGGTCCCCATAACCCTCCTCCACCGTGGACTGGAGAGCGCCGGGGATGTTCGAGAGCAGCGTGAAGCAGTCGGGATGGTTCACGTGCCGCAGAGAAAAGACGCGCTCCCCGTCGCTCTGGCAGTAGATGGGCGGCTCGTCGACCGAAAAGGACGTCCGTGGAAGGTACAGCACCCCGTCCAGCCGACCCCACCGCGCCTCGAACATCCGCCGCCCCGCCGCCGTCTCCACACGGTCAGCCTTCTTCCCCGCCTCACTCCCCGTCGCCTCACCCGTCATGGTCATGGCCAAACCTCTTGCCACCTGTCACCGTAACAGGCAACACTCGACTGCTCGAGGAGCGACACTTCAATGAGCCAAGGCGCCCCCACGCATCGCTGCCCCATGTGCGGCGGCGTCAGCCACCCCGCCAGCGGGTGCGTCTATTCCCCCACGTTCATCGTCTGCGGCCCGTGCACGCGCGCCTTCTGGGCATGGCTCGTGCCCTTCATGAGCGGCAAGGGCCGGCGACGTGGCCCCGCGTTCTACGACCATGCCTTCAGAACGGCTTGTGGGGCCGAAGCTCCCCCAGCTCCGCGCTCAAGCGCAACCCCCAGCTCCGGAGCCGCTCCACCTCCGCCTCCATCCACTTAATCCGAGCCCTCAGAAACCCCACCTGGCTCACGAGCCGCGCCACCTGCCTGACCACCAGGGGCCAGGAAGCCTCCCCACGAAGCCCGAGGTCCACCCGGAGCTGGGCTAAGGCCGCGTCGGCCGAAACCTGCTCGCCTATGTCCAGGAGCGCGTGGCAACCGCCATGAGCCGCCGCCCATACGGTCATCATGGCGGGGGATGCGTCGGGGGCAGGCAGGGGAATCCCCGCCTCCTGGCATGCCATGGCGCACGATGCGCACAGCGACGTGCCGCACGTCAGCCCGCACGCATGGCATCGGGGGCTTCGCGCGCTGCCCTTGAGCTGCCCCTGGTCGTAGGT